GTTTTGGCACTTCCACATCCCTCGGCTTCGGCTCCGCCGGGAGCGGAATCTCTACCGGCTTCAAAGTATCCGGCCCCGGCCCGGTCGGCTCGGCTGGCTTTGCCTCGGCTGGTTTCTTTGTCGTGGCTCTGCCGCCTGTGATGTGATCCACAAGCTCCCAGTTGATAGGATGCCCCTCCGTTTCCAGCCTCTGTCTGGTGATGCTTCCTTCGCGCGCCAAACGGGGGATGCCCAACGCGCTCATCAAGGCAGCACCAATGATTGCGTTCTCGGCTGCTTCCCCCACATCCTCGGCTTGCATGATGCCCGGCGTTTGCAGCGCCATCAGATAGGCCGTTGTGGCTCCCGTACCACTTACAAATTCAGCCGTCTTGGCAGCTCGCTCCAAGGCGACATTCATCGATTTGTCCGACATCTTTGGGAGCATCCCTTTTATCGAGGCCACTATTTTGCCCGACTCCATCCGCTCCATCCTGATACCGGCATCGCGGAGCTTCTTCAGCACCACGTTGCTCCCGAATGTCCTGCCGAGTTTGTCCACTATCGGGATTCCAGCCACCATCGCCATCCCCAGCGGGTTGATGTTGCCCTCCTCGTCAAAGCCGATGGCCCCGACAGCAATGCCTTGTTCCGTGCCGTGCGCCCATTTCTGGGCAGAGTCAATACGCTGCTGGGTGGAGGCTGGAATACGCGCTCTCCCAGCCGGATCGCGAAGGGCAGGGCGGCTCATATCGACCCCTTTCGTCTTTAGAGTACCCCTGCCTCCAGCCGCCATCGCACCAATCAAGACAGCAAACTCTCCCGCCATCACCGTTCCCTTCTGCGCCCAGCGCGAGGCCCACGGTTTCTTCTCTACATCCTCCCAGAAGGGAAGGGGAGCGTGGGGATCATTTGCGAAGGTACTTAAATTGTTTGCCTTTTGGCCTTCATCTCCAAACGCCAAGGTCAACAAGTCTGCCACCGCAGCAGAGGCCACCTTGCCACCCTTCTGGACAGGCTCACCCACTAACTTGTGGTAAGGCTCAAGCCCCACATCCTTGACGATCGACATCCCCAGACCGCCTATGTTCGCGGCGTGATCCGCTTCCAACTGCGCCAGCGCCTGCGCTCGTTCCTCCTCCGTCTTGTGGGTTGCGCTATTGAAGATCATCTCCCGATCCGCGTCGTACTTGAGCCGGAACTGCTCGGCCAGCTCCGCCGTGCGCTTGTACTCGGCATGGCGATCCTCTTTCTGGGCAGGGCGAAACAGCTTGTCCTGCGCGGGATGGAAATAAACCGTCTCGCCGCGGTCTTCTGACAGGGGTTTCAATTCCCCAGACTTCTTGTTGTCGGCGCGGTCAAAGAAAGGTTTCTTCTTCTGCTCCCAGACTCTCGGACTGCCTATCTTGCCGCCCAGAGGAACCATCGTGTCGGATGGCTTCAACCCCTCCACATAAGCCTTGAACTCCTTGTCATCGAGGAAGCCGGGGTCTTTCTTCGCCAACCAAGGAGCCAACTCCTCATCCGAAAACTCCTTGAAGCCGGGGTCTTGTTCACGAACCCAATCTAGCAGCTTGACCGGCATTATCTTCCTCGATTCATGTCAGCCCGATAAGCGTCCGCGCTGATGCCTGCACCAAGATTATTACCCTGACGCAGAGGCTGGCCCGTTCTGTTAAAGTCCTCCGGCAGAATTCTGAAACTCCCCAAGTTATCACGCATCTTCGCAATCTTATCATCCAGCTTTTCATGCAGTTCCTCATAAGAGTCACCGCCCCAGCCAAAGTATCCTTCAGTTGCCGGAACGTCGTCATCCTTCTTCAGATTGTTCGTGGCCATGTCAGCCTCCAAATCCGTCTTCTCCTTCATGGCCGACCAGTATGACCTCACCCATGAGCTGACCATCTGCTGCCCGTTACTCGACAACTCATCAAACGGATTCTTTTCGGCTGAACCCTTGTGGAGCGCCGTGGTTGCGCTTGGGACGACCTTGCCGTCTGCATCAACCACAACTTTAATCTCGGAGCCGTCCTCTCCCTTCACCGTCTTAATTGACAGATCACCATCGGTGTCCTTGGGATCATCGAGTGGGGTTCCCCCGCTTGAACTTTGCCAATACATACTCTTGCCGGAGGGTGTGCCATCCGGCCTCAAGATTGGTGTCATGGTTCCCGGTACGCCGTAATGCTCTTGCTCCTTCTGCTCCGGCAACAATCTATCCAGCGCCGACGCTGCCCCTGCCCAATCCATATTGGGATTGGCGTTGGCAGCCTGACTTAACGCATTCATTTTCCTCTGCTCCATTGTTGGCTCCTGCCAGTTCTCCGAGAACACCCCCAGCCCCAACTGACCGGCCATCTCCTTTTGGGTGGGCTGACTCATCTGGTTAAAAACAGATTTTACCCCGGCAGCAGTATCCGCGTCCTGATCCATCGCGTGTTGAGAAGCGGCGATACGGGCCGTGGTTGCGCGCTTGGTGAGGAGTTTGTTGCCCATCTCCAGCGCCGCGTTCTGCCCGTTGTAATGGGCCAGCCGCTCCTCGGCCCCCATGTTCTTGTATCCCTCCTCACCAGCCTCACCATAGACATTCTCATTGGGAAACAACTTGTTGAGCGCAGACAGCGCCGTGTCGCCTGCCTTGGCCAGCTTGTTGATCTGCTTCTCCTCCTCGTCCTTCTCCTTCAGGGCGTCGGAGATGCTCTTGCTGGCGCTCTCGATCCCTCTGGCCAACGCTCGCGTGCCGCTGGTTGCCATCTCCATGAACCCCGGCGGTGGCCCTACCGGCCCCGCGTTGCCCTGCCAATAACCATATTTTTGTCCCTGTGCCATATTATGCTCCTAATCGTCCTATCTGTGCGTTCTGTTGCTGCGTCAGTTGATGCTCATGCTGCTTCATGCGCTTGATGACATTCTCTTGGAAGGCTGGGTCTTGCTGCATCTTCCGCTGGGCCGTCGGACTCTGTGCCAGCTTCTGCATCTCCTCCAGCCGCAGGCCGTGGGCCTGACCCTGCTTGATGTCCACATCCGCCCCGGCGCTGATCTGCGCGAAGGCGGTGCGCTCCTCCTCTATCTCCTGCAAGCTCGCCGCCTCCTGCGGTCGGAGCAGGCGCTCGCCCAGTTGCGGGTCGATGTGCTCAAACAACACCTCCATCACCGCCGTCCGATCCACCACCGCGTTGACATCGAAGTCGATGGCCACCTTGAGCAGCTCCATCTTCTGTTTCACCAACTCCATGTCGAGGTTGGCCACGTTGTAATGCACCGATACATCGTACTCGCCTTGTATCTCGTCCCGGCCCACTTGCAGCGGCTCGGCCTGTCGGCTTCCCACCACGCGGAAATACATTTCATCCGGCATGAACTGTTGGGAGAGCTGAAAACACATCCCCAGCATCTCACCCCAATAATGCAGCCACTTGCCCACCATGTTCTGCTGCCTCATGCGAGCGTAAAACTGGTTCTCCTTGCCCACGGGCCTCCCAAAGTAGCGATCCGCCATCTCACGGATGTTCAACTCCACCTCCTTGCTGCCGCTGTCGATCTTGGGCGCGTCAGCGTACTGGTAGTCGTCCGGCCTCATGCGCGGAACCATCACGCCCGGCCCCCACTTGCTCGGTGCGCGGCCTACCGGGTGCATCAGGGGCGGCATCGTGGCCAGATAGGCCCGATCCACCCGCCCATCCCACTCGGTCTTGATCTGCTTCTGCCACACAGCAGCCACCTCGCCGTAGCCCCGGCTGTCATCGAGCCTGCGGCTCAAGTGTTCCCGGCGCATGGACACAAACGGGTACTGGCCGTGCGCGTAGTTGAGCAGTTCCTCCCGGCCCACAATCTCGTCTCCACGGTCGTTGCTCGTCAGTTGAGGACAGAACACTATGTAATAAATGCCCGGTACTCCGTTTGCATCACAGCGCCGCTCAAAGGCGTGGACGATCTCGTACAGCTTGCGCGTGTCCAGATCGACCAGACCGGGCCGCTCACCGCGCAACTTGACCTCGCTGCCAAACTCCGCGCCTCCGCTCATGCCCTTGGCGCGCTCCAGCACCTCCTTCACCCACTTGCCGTCCCAGCCACGATCATCCTCGGCGCTCTTGAGCTGCTCCGCCGTCATGTGCTGCCTCCAGAACAGGCGACGCGCACTCTGCAAATCCGTCGTGTCCGGCGGGAAAAAGAAATCCTCACCCACACGCAGCGCCGTGAGTTGCGGACGGTTCTTCACCACCTCCGGCGCGGTGTAGGTGGCCGCGCCCGTCTCCCTCAAGTCCTTGACCATCCGCTTGGATTCCGACGCCGAAAGCTCGACGCCCAGCAACCCTCTGGACAGGCCGATGGCCTCATCCTCCGTCGCCGGGTTGAGAATCAGCTCCGGCAGGCGCGCCTCCATCGAGGACGGCGGCTGCTGCTGCGCCCATTGGGCGATCGTCTCCATGTCAATCTGGCGGTAGCCGTTGAGCGTTTCCTGCTGCCAGAGGACGCTCATCACCGCCACACCGTTCTCGCAGTAGTAATTGGCCGCTAACTCGGCTTCGTGGTAGAACTCATCCATCTGGTTGTCCACCATCCAGCGCAGGAGGTTGCTCGCCAGAAACGCCTTCTTGGCGTCGCCGCTCTCGGTCGGCAGCGCCGTCACCTTCATCTGGCGCAGGCTTGTCATCAGCATATCGACATCCTCCTGCACATAGGAATCCACCAGTGGCACCCGGCTGTCACTCGCCCCGTCAAACGGAACCACGTTAGACCCGATATTCTTCTTCCACCTCTTGCCGTCGCCGCTCTGGCCAGCCCACTCATTGAAGCGTTCCCGCCGGTTCTCGTCGCGCCGATCCGTCAGGTTGCTGGTGATGGCCTCATTGTATTCGGCCACCATCTCGCCCAAGTCCAGTTTGTATTCGTTCTCCGCCATAATGTTTAACTCCACCTGCCGCCCTTACCAAAGCCCGGCGCAACCGCAGACCCCACCGCGCTGATGCCAGCGCCCCACAGGGCTGACTTATTTGCTGCCGTCGCCGTACGCGCCGCCAGTTCTCCCTGATAGTTGCCGCCGTGGATCGCACCCGCATAGCCGCTCTCTGGATTGAACAGTTGCCCCGGCCCCATGCCTTGAGCCTGACCCAGTATCGACTGTGACTGCATGGCGTTCTGCGATGAGCGCCCCAGAACAGCCATGAACGGGTCGGCAGTCGTGGCGTGTCGCGTGGCCAGAGCCTGATAGGCGTTCTGTTGGCGCTGACCCCTTCGGCGCTCGCCGCCCAACTGAAGCTCCGCTGCCTCGTAGGCCGCAGAGCTTGGCCCCATGCCCATGCCTCGCGCCGCCTGTCCACCACGGACATTCTGCTGGTACTGCCTCTGCTCCATGCCGGTCAATCGACCACCCGCATCAACCCCCTCCTGCGCCTGCGTCATCATCGTCTTCATCAGCTTGGCCTTCTGGGGATCCATTTTGTCCAGCGCCGCCATCGCGCGCGGCCCAAGCTGCTCGATGTCCGAGACATCACTCTCGCGCTGGCGCGACTGTATCTGGCGCAGCGCCGGGTCGATCTGGTTCTGGTACAGATCAAGCATCTGCGGCGTGATCTGATTGGCGATGTCCATCTCCATCTGCGCGTACTGCGGCTGGAACTTGGATTCCGCCGCAAACAAATCCGGCATCAGGTCTATCTGCGAGCGCAATGTGTCGCGCGTTTCCTTGCCATAATCCCGTGGCTTCGGTGCTTTAACTGTTGTTCCCATAATATTATCTCCTAAATCGTTTTGTTACCCTGTCGTACTGTTCCCATGTCCATAACTTCATGCTCTCCACACCCTGCTTCTTTCTGTGCCAAGCCACATACGGCAGCTTAAACGGTGCTACCTCCAGAAACCTCTGGAGAGCGCGCTGCCCTACACCCAGCCACACAAACCACACATCACAAACATCCCTGTCCCACGCCAGAAACTCGTCAGCCTTGCCCAGATCATCTTTAGGGACAGGACGACCCATAATGAAGCAATCAGAACCACTCCACACATAGCCATGCTGAAGATGCCAACCGAGTACGCGATTGAAATCATCGCGTCCCGCCCATTCAGCCGCCGTGAAGATTGGATTATTCACCGCCTCCAGATTCCGCCTCTGCCTCCTCCGCAGCCCTCTCCTCTGCCTCCTTCACGGGGCTACCATCCGCAGCCTCGACCGTGGCGTCCACAGTAATGGCGGGAGCCTCAAAATCGTCAGGCGAAACATTTCGTTTTTTAAACGCCGCAACTTGAGAATCTAGCGATGCGATCCACCCGTTGTCTGCGGCGTATTGGCTGACCAAAGCGTTTGCACCTTCCTTGAATTCAGCCACCGTTGGCATTGCGTCCGGCGGGTAACTGTAAGTACCGTCGATGTACGCCGAATTACCCTCACCGTCATCTGCGGTCAGGCCGATCACGACGCTGCACACGCAGTCTGTGTTGTCGTATTTGCATTGCGGCTCTAGCCGCACACACTTATATGTATTTGCCATAATATTATTTGTTTCGATCCAGCAGCCTTGGTAATGTTAAGTAATGTGGGCTGATGAAATTGGTTCTAACCATGATAACATTCGTGTAAATTGTGATTGGCGGTGGCTCATAATACTCAATGTCCAGCCCACCGAAGCCTGCGTCTATTGTCCGTACATTCTGACAACCCGCACCAACCAACACCCCAAACGCAGCAAGCCACCGTTTGACGGCTGTCTTCACCCTTGCCCAGAAACTCCGTGGCGTAGGCTTTTTCGGGAACATTGCGTCTGGGTTGTAATCTCTCATTTATTATTTCTGTTTATTCCAAAGTTCCCTGCACTTCAGTACGATGTAAAACAACGTCGCTATGCTAACTGCTATTTTTAATACAAGGTCTATTTCCAGCGCCCAGTTGCCGACCCCAGCAACGGACGCTACAGCCACCTTTACGTTATCTTCCATCATTCTTGTTTCTTTCTTCTTGGCTCAACCCGGTCGCTGATGATGAACAGATCATGGTAATTCCTATGCTGTTCTTTAAGTTCAGCCAGTTCGATCTTGAGGGAGTTAAGCTCCCCTCGTAGTTCATTAAGCCCATCGATGAGCTTGATGGTGATGTCCTTATGTTCATCCAATGACCCTGTTAAATTCGTGAACAGAAAGTTCGTCAGGCGTACCACATAGTAGCTCACCCCAAGGAGTGCCACTACCGATATGCCCTGCTCTAATAGTTTCTCTATTTCCATCCATACTTATACGTTCATTCCCCCTCCACAATTTCGCTGAAGCTCACCCCAAGGTGCGCCTCGACTGCTGCCACTAATTCCTCCATGCGGATCGTTACGCTTTTGCCTGTCTTGGTGTTGTTGGACTTATAAACCCACTTGCCATCTTCATGCGACGAGAGCGTGGTGCGATTGCGGTCATCATCCATACACTTCAATTCTCCACCCTCGGCATAGATGACAGCCTCGTTGCTTGTCTCGTTGCCGATGGCACTTGAGTTTTTAATATGGATCGCCCCGTCCCAAGTCTCCCCCGCATGAGTCGCACCGTTCACCCGAAGGTTGGTGTTGGTGTTTATGGCTACATCACAAAGGCCCGTAAAACGAGTGTGACCCTCGACAAATAATTTGTATCCAGACGGGTTGGTGGTTCCGATGCCGCAATTTCCGCTGGAGTCAATCGTCATCCGAACTTCATCGTCCGTTTTGAATTTCAAATAGTCCCCGGTGTTGCTTCCGTAAATTCTTGCCTTCGTCCCGCCCCACTCCAACACTTGATCGCCGTCCAGCCGAATCGCCCCACTAAACGTAGCACTAGTACCTGTCAGCGCACCTGTGAATGAACCCGTGTTGGCGTACAACCCATTCCAACGCAGAGAGGTTGTCCCAAGGTCGTAGCCAAGATTTGATAACGGTGTCGTTGTTCCTGACTGAATGCCGCCGCTGATAGCCGCATCACCGTCAACATAAGTGTCACCGTTGACATATAGTTTCCAGTTACCGGGGCTGGTTGTTCCGATCCCGACGTTACCTGTTACAAAATGAAACTGAGTTCCTTCAAATGCGAGAGGCGCACCAGCACCAGCGTCCGTGACAGAAAATAAATTCATATTCCCACCACGGGTTCCGATTCTTAAATTATCATTTGTAGCATCACTAATATCAAGTATAGCATTTGGCGCAGCAGTCCCTATTCCGACATTGCCGTCTCCCTTAATCGTCAGTCGGGGAAGATCACTTGTATAGAACTTGAGATGCCCTGTGGTGTTGGCTCCGTTACCCGATATGAAGGAATAATTTCCACTCCAATGAATGTTTTGATCTGTAGTTATATAAAGGTCATCAGTAAATGTAGTTTGACCGCTGAATGTGGCGTTACCCGTTGATGCCGCAAGTACAAGTTTTGGGTTAGCCCAATCGTTGCTAACTATAAACCTCATCGCTCCAGATGAACGGATAGCTAGGTCTGCGTCTGGAGTACTACTAGCCGCAACCTTGGACGAGCTTCCTATTAACCCTGATGAAGTAGAACCGTTTTTGTAATGGATATAATCCCTAACTGTTGTTATGCCATTTACGTCAAGGGTTGTTGCTGGCGCAGCAGTCCCTATGCCGACTTCGCCGTGGACGTTAATCTGCAAGCGTTTCGTTAACGAAGATGTTCCTGTCGCTAAATCTATTGTCGAACCACCTAATTGAATTGGCGTGAATGTGTTAGCAGCATCATTCGCAGCTACTAATTCCATTTCGGTTCCGTTTGACCTAATCCAAGTGTTTAAATTGGTTCCGTTATTAACATGAAACTTGGCTTCAGGCGCAGCAGTCCCGATGCCGACTTTGCCGTCTTCGTCCAACACAAACTGAGTTGCCCCACCCGCACCTAAATATAATTTGTCATCATCGTGGTTGTATTCTATACGCCCCTTGTAGGCCGCTGATCCGCTCGTTCCGTCAGCAAAAGCAATCGCTCCTGTATGGGAAGTTCCAGAGGCTATCGTCATGCCTACATTAGTAGACCCATTTATGACCAAGTTTGAACCACTAGCCCAATAGCCTCCCGGCGCGGTTGTCCCGATACCGACTTTGCCGTCATTTTTGAGGACTAGCGCGGCAGTTCCAGTAGTATCAGCAGGCACTCCATCTTTGGCATTGGAGACAATAAAATTTAGGTCGCCCCAGCCAGTTCCACCATTTCCAATTGACCAGTTACGGGTAGCTGTATTTCCGCTGGTGTCGGTTAGGTAAATTTTGGCCATACCAGCCCAAGTGTTGGTGTTGCCTTTAATGTCTAGACTAGCCCCCGGCGCAGCAGTCCCGATGCCGACTTTGCCGTCAGATAGAATAACAATACCATTGTTAGCGTTACCATTAGTAAATAATTTTAGAGAATGCGCTCCAAGCGTACCAATGGTTGCTAGAGCATTTCCAGCCGCAGCTACCAATGATGTTGAGCTTGATTCCGCCCTAAAAATAGCTCCATGTGCATCATTCTGATAAGCATGAACAGTTAAAGCGTTAGCGTTCCAACCAGTACCCGTTGGCGCAGTAGTCCCGATGCCGACATTGCCGTTAGCATCTATTCTCATCGACTCCCCATCCGTTCCTTGCGAATGGAAAGCTAGATGGCCACCAGAACCAGACTTACCATAGATCAAAGGAATGTCTGCCCCAGCTGTGCCCCCCCAAGTTAGATTGTATTCGCTCCGTAAATTTAGACTACCGTAAACATCCAGCTTAACCGCTGGCGCATCAGTCCCGATACCGACATTGCCGTCAGGCTGAATACGCATTCTTTCGTTCCCTAAAGCGTCACCTCCAGTCACACTAGCGTTTACAGCATGGAAGGTAATGCCAGCGTTATACTTCATCTTAATGGCTCGGTAGCCGTTAGAAGAGGTTGACCTTACCTTCGTTGCGCTTCCATTAACATAAACATTACTTCCAATAACCAATGAATAGTGGCTGCTCTCCTCGCCTAGCCCACTCCAAGTCCCCCACCTCATATGCTCAACACCCGTTCCGCCTAAATCTAATTTGACTCTTGGCGAAGTAGTCCCGACGCCAACATTGCCGCCCAGCGGGTTAATAATCAGCGGGTAATATGCGGTTGGATTTGCACTCACATCTTTATGTCGTGTTTGCATCCATGCAGTTCCCGATCCAGCGGTGTTAACCCCAGCATCAAGCGTAATATGCGCTCCCTCTAAAGAAAACGCGCCGACTCTGGTGGTAGTCCCCGCAGGATCATCTCCACCATAATTTAACTTTAATAATACGTCTGGATCAGTTTCGCCGATGCCGACTTTGCCGTTTGTATCTATAGCAACTTGAGTAGTTCCGCCATCGGTAAATTTAAATCCTGCTGAAGCATTAAACCGCAATATAGTTCCTGAAGAGTTGCCCTCTATCATGGCGTTAGAGCCGCCAAACTTAAGACCCCAATCCGAGTCCATCAGAATACTACCGCTACTAACGTGCAACTTCTCTGTTGGCGCAGTAGTACCGATGCCGACTTGGCCGTTTTGCTTAAACCTTATTACCTCCCCGTTTGTATTTATAGTTACGTCATTGGAAGTATCTGATGCCCCCCTCATGGAGCCGTAATTACTATTGTTGCTGTTTCTAAATATTAACCAGTTGCCACCTTTTATTTGTATCTTGCCATTAACGTCTAGTTTTTCTCCCGGCGTTTCAGTACCAATACCGACATTTCCCGAATCCAGAACCGTGATCCCCTTTACGAACCCACCCGTGTTATCTACAATGCCGATCTTCGCCCAGCGTGTATCGTTAGCATCGCTCCTCAATAACTGTATGCCCCCTCCATAGCCTCCGTTCCAAATGGTTCTGGTTGTGGCATTGCCAGACATCAAGATGTTACCGTTAACATCCAGTTTTGCATTAGTGTGAGGCGCAGAAGTCCCGATACCGACACTCCCGTCGCTCAGGATGGTTGCTTTTACAGTACCATTTGTTCCTAAATGCAAGGAACGCGCACCAGTACCTCCTACTACCGTCGCATAGGCTGACGATCCCGAAATGACTGCTGTCCCCGAACTTGAATCTCTATAAAAATAACTTGTTCCGCCAGTATTGGATGTTTGGAAACCTGCACGATTAGTTCCTGTGTTAGATTGAACATATACATCTCCAGCAGCCTGCCTTATATCAAGCGCGTAACCCGGCGTAATGTGTCCGATGCCGACTTTGCCATCTTGTTTTATAGTAAATGCCGCATCAGCATCATTAGCACTAGCGGGGATAATAAAGAAGTTATCATCGTTGCCGTTGTTCCTTATTTGCCATTTATGAGCAGTCCCTCTATAAAAATCTATACCAATATCATTATTACCAGTAGCAGACTCCAACTTAATCATCGCAGAAGCAGGGCTATAAACATGAAATATATTGGTTGGCGCAGTAGTCCCGATACCGACATTATCTGCATCTAATATAATTTTCCCGCCTGTCCCGCCAGCAAGAAAAGTGGTGAGCATAAGGTTTGAATTTCGGCTCTCTATTATGTTTGCCCATATACCAGAACTCGTTCCTCGTCCAGTAGTAAAAGCAGAGCTTTCAGCTTGTACTATTTTGAATTGTTCAGAAGTGCTTGTACCAGAACGCAGGCTTGCAAGTATTGGGTTTACCCCTTGGCTTCTTAAAGTTAATAAGGATGATGGCGCAGCAGTCCCGATACCGACTTTGCCGTCACCAAGCACTCGCATCAATTCGCCATTGTCCTTGTTCCGAACACTCAATGCATAATTTCCAGAATCATCTCCCGCCTTTATAACAACTCCATAACTTCCAGTTGCGTGACTATTCTCAAATTGAGCGGCTACATTGTTGTTAAGGTTGGTTAGTACATTAAGCCGCGTGGCTCCCGGCGAAGTAGTCCCAATGCCGACATTGCCGCCTGTGAAATATGAATCCTCCCAACTACTGATATAAACCTTGGTAGTTGTGTACTCTTGCAAAGCCAGAATGCCTCTGCCCCAGTTGTGTCTAATGTCAACAGCATTATACGCGGTGAGCTGTGATCTTCCGAAAAATTGAGCTATTGTTCCTGCACCATCTGTAGGTTCTAAAACAGTTAGAGGTGCTGTGGGGGCTGTGTGACCGATGCCGACATTGCCGCCTGTGAAAAATGAGTTTCCGTATGTTCTGAAATTGACTTTTTCAACACCGCCGCTTTTCCCTACAACGAAACCTCCGCTATCTGATGACCCAATTTCAAAGTAGTCACCAGCATTGTAGTAAGACCTGATTCTGCCAACGACATCTAATTTTTGTCCCGGCGAAGTAGTGCCGATGCCGACTTTTCCGCCATAAGTACTATCAGTACCTACGAAAAGCGCTGTTGTTGATCCGTCTTGTAAAGAGATACCGCCATCTCCATCGTTCCTGATAAGTGCGCCACCCGACGCTGCCGTGTTAATTCGCCATTCCCTATAGCCTAGATAATTAGCTGCACCTGTATCAAATAAATATAAATTGCCTGTAACCCTAGCGGTTCCATTTACATGAAGTTTTTGGTCTGGCGCAGAAGTCCCGATGCCGACATTATTAGTGTCTCCCCGAATGACCAACGCATTAGCCCCCGTCCGTGTTTCCCACTCGAAGCCATAGTAACCGTAAGACCAAAATCCCTTTTCTAACGCTGCACCATTCCACTTCATCTTGGCATGAAGCGTTTGGCCAGAATCTAATGCAAATACTGCTCCACCAGCTAGGCTGACAGCACCGCTAAACGTGGCTAGGTTGGATGCCCCAATTCTGATTGCCGCTGATTGGTTCCTGTAAATCCGCAACTCATCACCAGAGTTCCATATCTCGTGATAGTTTGTCGTGGATGGAATCCTCAACGATGAGGCTTGAGCGTAGTTCGTACTGACTACATAGTTTGCGTTAACGGTTCCGCTGAATGTGGCTGCTCCTGCCGTACTAATGGTTAGCTTTCCACCAATGCTCAAAGCGTCATCTGCATTCAGATTAAAATACCACTTGTTTGTTCCCTCCCTTTTAAACCACAACATTGTGGCAGCGGAGGAAGCGGAAGATGTGTTAGATGTGAGGATGTTGTCATTACTCGTAAACGTACCAGTAGTACCCGTCAGCGCACCGCTAAACGTGGCTGCTCCAGTTGAGCCATGTATAGTTAACCTGTCTGTGGAGTTAGTCTGTAGCTTTAAGTCTGACGGGCCATCCGTTCGTACTACCCCAGCAGCATTTTTGAATCCGACAATGTTTTGGTTCCAGTAACCATATTGAGTTCCACCAGAAAAAATTGTTACCTGATTGTTTGTTGTGGTGAATTTTCCAGATGAGGCTTCAAGCGCACCGCCGAATATACCTACCCCCGTAGCCCTAAATGTTCCCGCCACATCCAAGGTGTAGTCAGGCCCGTTGTCTCCTATCCCAACCCGACCCGTAGTGGACAAGAACAGTTGATTGTAGTTTGCGTTTTTAGCCCGAAACTCAAGGTGTTTGTTGTCGGCATTAGCGGCCCTCGTTATAATAGCTGAGTCATTCCCGCCAGAGTGGGAGGTTTGTATTTGGTAATTAGTAGTCCCTGCCGTCAGAACCCCACTAAACGTAGCACTTGTACCCGTCAGCGCACCCGTGAGTGTGCCGCCAGTTGCATTTATGTTTCCCTCAAATGTCGCTGATCCAGTATCAGACAGAGTTAAGGCTAATGTTGAATCTGCTAAAAATTTTAAATCTTGATTGTTGTAGTTTGGATAAATCCCCCAAGTGTTGTCCGTGCCAGAAGTGTTGGTTAGCGTTAGTTTAGAACTAGCATTATCGGCTCCTGTTATTGATAAAGGGCCAGTTAGATCGCCCCCTGTTTTGCGGAGGAAAGAGTCGGTCAACTCAACATTGCTGCTTCCGTTGCCGACCCAGACCTTGCTATCAACCGTGTTAATACCAAGCTCGCCACTAGAGAGGTTAGTGGATGGATCAACTCCAGTAGAGTTGGAGTGCTTGATTTTAATCGTGTTGGCCATTAGCTCAACGTGCCGCCATCAATTGTTGTGTTTGCAAACGTAACCCCAAACATATTTGTCTGAGAGTTCGTTTTTTGGGTTGAGCTTAACCCTTGGTTGCTGACATCGATCCGCAAACGGTTGCCCAAGGATGTGTTTATAGTTGAGCTAAAACTTGCATCGTCACCAAGTGCCGCTGCCAACTCGTTAAGCGTGTCCAATGCAGCCGGAGCAGAATCAATCAACTCACCTAACTCGGTTTGCACATAAGCCGTTGTTGCAATCCTAGTGGAGTTGTCGTTTGAACTCGGTGTCGGTGCAGTCGGTGTTCCCGTCAGGTCTGGATCATCAATCAGCCCGTCAGCATAGGTTTTGTTTACTCCATCTGTGCCAGCAGTCGGAGTTGCAAGGTTTACGATCTTGTTGCTGTTGATACTGACATTGCCTGACGGTGCGGTAATATCATCCAAGTCAGGCAACCGTGCCGCCGCAACAGTTCCGCTTGATATGTTTGAACCGTTCAGCGAAGTAAGAGCCGCACCATTACCAGTAAACACATTACTGGCACTATTCATGGTCTTTGCCCCCGAAACAATTTGGGTTGTGCCTAGAGTTGTAAAGTAACCCCGTCCACCTACCTCAATGTTTGAAACAGATGACCCTTCACCGATCCAGAGAATGTCATCATGCTCGTTGTGCAGCACCTCGCCTCTGGACAGAGTAACCCCTGACATATTGGTGGTGCTTTTCCGTTTAAGTTGAATCGTGTTTGCCATTAGACAAGTCCTCCATCCATTGTTTTATTTGTTAAAGTCTGTGTGTTCACATCTGTTGTGACCACTTCCCAACTGCTACCAGCCGAGACATTAAAATCTCCATCGTAAGCAACCCCGCCAGCAACAGCAGAGGGTAAGTCGTTTTCAAGTTTCATATTCTTAATATTCGCTCCCGTCTGGAAGTCGTGTGTTACATATATCTTTTTAGATGCCATTACTTCGCCACTATTCTCGTTGAGATGCCTCGGTCACTAACATCCACCGATACATTGCTCGTTGAAGCTGTCACTTCTGCGTCGATCATCTCGTAAGTCCCAGCACTAACAACCTTGAAGACCGTGACATCGGGGATGTACCCAAATGTATGTGAAAACTCGGCAGGGTAGTTGCTGGTGTTAGGAACGAACTCAATGACCTTTGGGGCAGAGCTTGTGGTTGTTGTTTGGTCACCGTTGGTTGTGGTCGTTGCTTGATCTGGGTAAACGTGATTGTCTACGTTTGTATAATAAGCAGCGTTTTGGCTGTTTAGCAGAGTCGCATCATCGGCATTGGTTGCCTGATCTGCCGTCTCGGCCTTGAGGTTGCCGCTGCTGTCCCTTTGGGGGATTGCGTTTGAGCCGGTGCCGACCGGCACTTCAACCGGCGTGGTCGCGCCGCCGACGAGGGTCTTGCCCTTCTTCAAGTCGGAGCGCTTGAGCGCCTCCTCGTTCCTGTTGAAATATTCACCAGCCTTTGCCAGCGCGCGTTCCGTGATCTCGTCAAGATTCTTGAGGCGCAGCTTGCCGTCCTCCGCCAGATTGGCATCGCCGCTGATGGTGACGGGCGCGTATTTGCCATCGGCCTGCGCCACCATGAGCTGACCCACCTGGGCGGGAGCAATCTTGGCCGGGCTGATCTTGGCAGCGCTGCTAATCTTTGCGTCAGTAATCATCAATAGAACCAGAGCTGGATGACAGTTGGGTTTATCGGGGTGTAGAACCATCTGTTTGTGCCGTCGTCGTGATTTTGGTAAAACGTCACCTTCACATCCCGGTTGGCATCGATGGTTCCATTGTTTGCCGCTGGGACATCGGGGTTTGCTGCCGCGTTGTGTATTCCCGTTACAGCCATATAAATATCATTATGTTCGAACCAACCAAAACCCATGCACTTAACCGTATCTCCTGTTTCATAAATCCCGGCAGAAATACGAAATTCGTGATCGAGCACACCGGCCTCTCCGCTCCGAGTTATTTGCTCAACCCCGCTGCTCATCATGATTGTATAATTAGAAGCGACCAGCGCGCCGCCAGAATTATTATAGGCTCCGCCGGTTTGGCGGGCATAAATGAAAGCCTTCGGCATACACGGGTGCGCGCCGAACTTGAGCCGCGATCCCTCTGCATCGGCGTAGATGACCTGATTGGCTGCCGTCGGCTGGAGCGCCGCCACTTTTCCCTTGTACCCGTTAACCGTTATGGCGGGGTCGATGTCGATCACTCCACCCCAGAAGTCGCTGGTGCTCTCCGCGATACCGCCGTCCGCCGCGATGCCGCCGCCCGGCGCGAACTTGCTGATGGTCACCCCGTAGTTTGAAAGCTCATTGTTGCCGACCGAATCATTGGCCATCATGGCCTTGACCACCGCGTCGTCCTTGATGGTCAGCGCGAAGTCATCGTCGCCCTGCGCTGTCACCTCCACGGAGGAACCGGCGGAGAGCGCCTTGCTCTTGAGATCGTAAGTGCCTGTCCATGCCCCCTCCGAGACGGTTCCCGCCCCGATCAGAAACTGGTTGACCTTCCCGGCATACAGCTCGCCGTACTGTTTCTCGGTCGAGGTGAGGCCGCTCACCAGAATAACACCCTTGCCGTCGTCGTTGCCACCCTCGCCCGTGATCGCGGCCAAGCCCATCTTGGCGGCGGTGATGGAGGAGTCGGCGATGTTTGTTCCCGATACACTGTTGGCGGCGAGATCGTCCGACCCGACAGCGCCGCTGATGGCCACGCTGGGCTTGGCGGCGCTCCGCAGTTTCGCGAGTGTCACGGCTTCGTTGGCCGGGAACAGTTCGTTTGGTTGTACTGTGATTGATAATGGCATCCTATATCTCCTTGTTTAAGTTCATCCTGTCCTGCAAGCCGTCCACCAAGATCGAGTTGATCTTCAGACTGCCCTGCGTGTTTCTCACATCGATCTGAACATAACGCCCGTCCGCCTTGAGCCGCACCTTGTTCTGTGATTCCTGATGCAGATCAGGAAACACGCCCGGCCCGTCAGCGTTGTTGCTGGAAAGCCAGAGCGAATCGCTGTCAGAAAGCACGACAGAGTAGTCCTGCCGATATTTGGTTGAGAAATCCTGATTGACGTTGGAGCCTACATAGTCGGCCTGATAGAACGGCTTGTCGTACTTTGTGCGGTCAAAGGTGATCGGCCCCTTGACAGTCTCCGTCTCCTCTGCGCCGTCCACGGTGGCGCGCATGGTGAAGCTGGGGTTTAGGCTCTGCGTGCAGACGCGCGCCGCGTGCCAATGTTTGCGCTCCATGTTCTTGAGGTTGTAGCCCCGGCTGACGAGCTTGTCCTCGATGCCATAGTTGGTGAGCGTGCCGTCGGCGTTGAGTGTCTGATCCACCAGCCCCCCAAACTCCTCGTCGTCGTAAAGGTTGATGGTGTTGTTCTCGTCCAGAAAACAGAGGCGCTTGCGCCCGGCGATCTTGGGCTGGATGAACTCCTTGACCTTGAACGGCGCGGTGGCGCTGCCCTGATCCAGCCCGGCCCACGCGCCATTGAGAAAGTCGTAACAGACGATCACGTTCAGAGAATCCGACCCATCTATGGGCAGCGCGCAATAGAATTTATTCTGGTTGTAGGCGCTGACGGCCTTGTGGGCCGCGTTCCAGTTGATGCGGTCGATGATCGGCTGGATTGGCTTGCTCACCGGCTCATCCACGCCCTGCACCGCGCCGCTCTGGGTGATGCCGAGGCTGCAAATGCCGCGCTTGTCGGAGAGAAACCACACATCCCGGCCCACGCTCGCAATGCTCTTGGCGGCGAAACAGCCGTAGGCGTTGGTCATTTCGTCCAGAACAATGTCGGTGAGATTGCCGTAGATGTTCCGCACCATGTAGATCGAGTTGGACTTGAAACAGATCACGGTGGAGGCGTCGAACTTGTGCAGCGCCACCAGCTTGTCCTCGGAGCCTTGGTTGATTCTGAAGTTAGACAGAACCGGCTGGTACCGCGTGACATTGAGGTAGTCGCTGGCAGCCACTAGGTCACGACTATGTGGTATTAACAGCCGGTTCTGAAAGTAGATCCCATTGTCCGCGTTGGGGATCGTGTCCGTGCCGTCGAAGTCGTTGTCCTCGATGGTCAGGTCGGTGTCATCCTGCGTGACAGAGACAAAGCCCTTGGCCAGATCGCCCATCACCATTGGAGACTGTTCAGCGCCCCGAAACATCACCATCTGGTTGAACGCCTGCACGAAGGTCACATTCCGATCCACGCTGGCCAGCCCCGGCAGCTTGAAAGTCAGGAACCCCTCGCTGGTGGCGTATATCCCGTCGCTGGTGGCGACGATGACATATTCCTCGTTGTTGGGATCGTTGAACACGCCAGCGCCGTAAACGGTGCTGAACGGGAAGATTCTGGAACCCAAATCCGTCCAGCTCGATGACACGCCCCAAGTCTCCGCTCCATTAACAAGGGAGTAGCTTGCCGCCGGATGAGTGTGGGTGGCCACGTTTGTCCGCTTAAAGTAGGGGCCGATGTGCGGGTTGGACGCCGGGCCGGTGTTGCTGTTCAACTGCACTTGGGCCGGTTCTGAAAGTTTCACATCCTTGACCGACCCAACAAAATCGGCGGACGCCTGCAAGTGGATTGTGTCCTCGGGATCAGATGTCGTCAGCACTACGTTATGGGTTCCGTTCCCAGAGACGGGCGAAATCCCGTTGTCAGCATTTCCAAGGAACGGTTCCAAGGTTCCAGCGGAATAATCCAGAATGGTGAAAGTGACCTTGTACGAATGACCCGCCGCCGTGTCGATCGCGTGGGTTAAATTTGAAAGGGCGGATTGAGTGCCGTCAGATGTTGCCTTGTTGTTGGCCTCGTCAATGTCCCACCCGTCGCCCTTTGTCCAACCGCCGGGATCGGCCTCGAAATTGTACCCGGCGTCGAAATCAAACCCGTCGCTGACGATGGCCGTCGTGAAGGTCTGGTTTGGCGATGTGCCGGTTATGCTGGTGGCCTTGCGTCCGCTGTACCTTACAATGTCATTCTCGGCGTAGGTCTTGTTCTCGTAGTCAGCCTTGGAGAGATTACTCCAGTTCAGCTTGACGAGGCCGGGGCGGGTGCTGGCGACACCATTCTTGAAACGCTTGTTGATCGCCTCGGCAACATGACCCGGCTCAAGCAGCGCAGGATCGAGGTTCATATTGACCCCCAGAAATCCCTGATCCCCGTCTGTGATGTATTCTGGCATCAGCGCCGCTCCAGTTCATACTCATACTCCGCCAGCTTCTTGAGAACGTCCGTCGTGAATTGTGGTGCTGCCGTCGCTGCCGCTTGAAACTGCGGATGTTCCAGCATCTTCTCCACTCCATTCAACTGAACGTGCTGACACCCCGCTGTTAGCAGCGGAAACAGCAGCATCAATGGCATCAGCCTTACTCTCATAGCGCTCACGGGCATTCTTCTCCTTAATTGCGGAGTTGAGCCTTTCCAAAAATTTTGCCAGCGCCGGAAAAGCATTTATCAAGGTCGCAATAGCCTTGATGACCCCCATTTACCCCCCCTTTTTCTTTGACCCCTTGGCTAGTTTCACCGACGACTCGGCGCTGATTGCCGCCGAAGCGGCGGCGTCAGCCGAGTCCTTTGTCTTGGCCATAGAATGACGAAGGAAGATGGCCAAAATGGCCGTCACGCCGATCTGTAATCCTTCTGCGAGGGTGGCGTCACCCGTGCATACCGCAGCGATGGCTCCCACCAAGGAAACCACCGATGCCCAAACCGTTTTGCTCTGTTTCATGATGCTATACTGTCTCTTTATTTTGTTTGTCGCGCGTCTCCGGCATGATGATTTCCGGTATTTCTGAGTTATTTTCAGCACCCTTCTCTGAAAGGTGATCGAACAACTCCTGCGCTGCCTTCAGACATCGTTCGTGCAATTCTGCATTAACACCTGACTGCCGCGTGATCTGGTACAGAAACTGCACCCCTTCTTTTAGTTTATCGTTGTTTGCTGCCATGACAAAAACTACCTCTGTAAAACCTTAAATTCCTTCTGCTGCTGTTCCTGACGCTCCACCCGATCAAGCAGCTCCATGAGTGCGCGCTCCGAATATTGTTCCTGAGCTAAAGCCAGTTGTTCCTTCTCGTCGGTTTGAAGCATACTCGACGCAGCGCCGTGAGCGATGTAAGCGGAGAAGTCGCGGGGGATTTGAATTAAATCCCACGGAGCGCCGCTGTCCTTGGGATCATTGCTACCACTTGCCGTGTGATCGCTAGTTGCCTTGTACAAATCGAACTCCGCGCCGGTCGCCGGGAAGCGCACTACATCGTTTGTATCGTAGTCTGATCCCGTCGCCCAGGTGGTGAAGAACAGGCTCGGCAACTGCTGGCGGTATTCCACATAAACAATGTTCGGGCCACTGATAACTTGGACGCCGTTTTCGCTCTGGTAGAAGGCTTGCGGTGCTGCCTTGTTGTTCGTGCGCGGATTGTAGTCCCATACTTCCAATACATCTCCGATTTTGTTTTCCCCGGTCTGTTCCCAAGCGACATATTTGTCCAGCTCGGTCAGCACGCCCCAGTTGCTGCCCAAGTTAGCGCCAGCGGTGTGCGCGGTGTGGCAGGCGTAATAAAGTCCATCCACATCATACAGAACAGTATCCCCCACGGCGTAGGTGGTCCCGCTCACCCATGAGTCGGCGGAATAGCTCTGCTTGGACTCGGCCCAATGTGCGGTGCTGGTGGGGGCGTTGCCCTGCGTGGTTTTGAGGGTCTGGTAATATTTCTTCTCACTCGGATAATAGACCTCATATCCGGCGTCGTAGTTGAGGGCGGCGGCGTAGAGCGGACGGAAGTAGCGTTTCTCGATGCGCTTGATGTCCGGCCAATCGTAGTATTCCCAGATTTGCTTGAAGCGCTGGTCGATGTAGACCATGAGCAGATCGCTGTCATCGTTGCTCAACTCGCTGTAGACGCGCTGCGCCAAAGCACAGGTTCGCTTTAGCAGATCAGAGTAGCTGGTTATTTCCACGGTCTTGCCTCCGGGTTGTCCTTGATAAATTTTTTAACATTGGCGTCGTCCTCCCAGAAATGGGGATCGACTTGCATCCAGCGAAAGTAGGTTCTGGCGGGAACCACGCACTCCTGCTCCAGCTCGGAGCCTGCGCGGCGCTGGTAATTCTTGTAGCGACTGAAAATCTTCTGTGCATCGCCACGGTACTTGGCTTTTTCCGCAGCTATGTAATTGGCGTACAACTTCGGATCACGAAAAGCACGGGCAGCGGAGGCGCCATCGCGCCCCCGCCCCCCGAACTTGGGTATGAGTATGTCAGCCACTACGACTGGTCGTATCCAAGATCGTCGCTTTGAACGATCCTCATGAATATCGATATTTGCCCAGTATTTGTGGTAGTGTCGAAGTTTGCCACGCCAGAACCAGCGGTCGTGATCGTGCAATCAACAACCGTCGAGGAACTAACAACGACAGGCAGATTGGTTGCGCCAGAACCACCAACAGGCCCGATAAGAGTCCCATTGATTCCTGTTGCAGCCTTAACGGTCGTCGCATCAACCCAATGATTAGGATCAACAGAACCAGCTCCGTTCAGTTTGTCATGCCCCACTTCAGCTTTTAGGGTTGCACCGGCAGTCCCAGCGATCCCCTCATCCACACGAATGACAACGAACGGATCAACCACCGCGCCTGTCAATGTGATTAAGGGAAACGATAAGGTCTGCACCGCACCCACCAGCTCCTTGCCTTCGATCACGAACTGATCCGTGAACCCACTACCGGCCCTCTCCTGATTAGTTAAACGATAATGTCTCATTACGTTATTATCCTTTCTGGTTAGGAAGTTGCAGATTTGGAAGCGTAACGAAAACGCGCCAATCCCTTCGGGTTCTTTACGCAGAGACTGTATATCGTCTTCGCGTAACCTCGTTTGCCTGCGCCCTCGTCGTCCAGATTATGAACGGTGAGGGGCATCATGTACTGAAGCTCCAGCAGGGAGAGATCGAGCAACAGTCCGGCATCGCTGTCGAACGTGCCAGCCGCGCCCTCATTGGCATCCGCAGCGTTGTCCCAGTTAAGGAACACGGACGGCAGGACGTTGATCCGACCGAACGAGCTGTTGAACACCTTGACCTCCAGATTGATGGTCTTGGTGGCCGCATTGTCGTTGATCGTGTAACGCTCCCGACCGCCAGTACCCTCCATGCGGGTGAACAGATCAATCTGCTCGACCACATCCGGCGAAAAGACACCCATGTAGGATTTCTTGGCCGAGTGAGTCTCAAAGAGGCTCTGCAACACACCGTTGAGGTCAGACTCCTTCAAGTTACTGCCACCCGATACCCCCAAGTAGTCTTGAGCCGCAGGCGTGCGGTACTCGACAGGAATGTCACTCGGAGCGCTGTTAGCGGTTCCTCGCAGCCAGCGATGCAGGCCGCGCGTCTTCCATTGGTCTGTCCCGTTGCCAGCCTGCTTTTCGTTGTCCGAGCAGATCGTGGCCTCGATGTCGCGCTTCATTTCGCGAAGCGTTTTCATCTTGGCATACTGATACTCGTCGCTGACTGCGGCGGTATCCACCAACTGCTGAACATCGGTCACGCCAAAGTCGCGTGATTGGATTTGGATATGATTTCCAAAACGCTGACGCTTGGTGGCTTTGTTTGAGAACGATGTGATGTCTCTGCCCTCTGGTTGACCGCCGATCTGCGGTTTATCCAGCTCATCTGCTAGAACCTCTGTGGAGGTTCCCCGTGGTCCCGGCCCCTTGCGGATGGCCGAGACGACTGGAGTCTGTTCAGGCTCCAGTATAGTTAATACGTCTCGCAAGTCCTCCCTATTGCCACCAACGGTGGAGGGAGAAGAATAGCTGTTTGCACTAGCCATGGTATTTAATCTCTATTTAGGTTGTCGCCTGCGCGTGCGCTAGGCGGTTTTTTGCTATGAGCATTTGAGCATAGGCATCGCTCGATCCGTTGGACTCGGCCACGGCCTTCTCGGCTGCGGTCAGGTCAGCTTGCAGATTTACGTTCTTGGCAGGGGCCGGTGCGGAGGAGGGGGAAGGAACGCTTGTCGGAGTTGAGGAAGCCTCAACCTTCTTGGATTGCGGTTTGCCGGATGGTTGGAGCATTTTATCGTACTCCTGATAGCCAAGCCGGAAAACGCTCACCAACTGTTTCCAGTTGGGGAACCGCTTGAGTTCCGGCATCTGCCGCACGACTTCCATGTTTTCTTGGTAAGCCTTGCTGCTTGGTTCACTCCATTCGGGAAACTGATCCCCGACTAACTGTTCATAACGAGTGTGATTCTCCAGATACTGTTCCCGCGCCGGGATGTGTATTTCCAACATATCCTCGGCGTTGTCATGTATCCGTTGAGTCTCCTCGGCGGAATACTCGCGCTCCGTCCCATCTCCGAAGGTGAATGTACCCCCGTCGGTGTTTCGGCTTGCCCAGCGCCTCCAATCCCGAAACTGCTTCCGTCGTTCGGACAGCTCGCCCTTGCTGACAACATCAGCTAGGGGATCACCAGCCAGCAGCGTTTCCGTGCCGGCCTTCTCGATCTGTTCCTGCAACTTAACCTTCTCGGCATTGAGCGACTCGACTGATTGCTCGATCTCCCGCGCCCTTTCCTCTGCTGCCTTGGCCCGTGCCGCGTAACTGCTGATCCGTTTGTCGATTTTGGCTTGCGCCTTGTCGCTGATCCCAGCGTCGGCCTCGTCAGGGACGGATTGCTCCGGCTCATCTGTGGCTGGCTCTGGTTCATCAGCCGGATCGGCTGGCTCCTCTGGCTCGGTCGGTGCTTCCGTTGAAGGTGGCTCATCCGCGCCCTCAACAGGTTTCTGCTCCTGTGGGTCTATATCCTGATTCAACAAATCCCCCAGACCCTCAAAGGAGATGTTATCCGCGACGGGAGTTTCCTCGGCGGTCGCTGCGCTTTCTATTACTTGTGCTTCCATGCTTTTTTACCTGCAAGACGGTTAACAGCGGTTGATTTTTTGGCGGGTCAACCAACGGAAAAACCCGCGTAAGGAACAAGCCTTACACGGGCGAAGTCACAACCGGCGAGAGCCGGTATAGTTAAGATGGGTTAAGAAGCGTTAAGATCGATTAAGGTGAGCGGAATTAGGTATCATTATGTTTGCGATAATCGGCCAGATGTTCTCCAAGTTCCCGGTACGCATCCATCTTGCCCACATGATAGGCAAGCTGACCGTGATCCGAGATCACAGAATCATTGCCCGCCGAGTACGCTTGGCCCTGCTGGAATTCGGTTATTAAGTCCAACAACGCATCAAATCGGTGGTCGCCTGCCAGCGCCGCCACATCCGCGTCCCTATCTTTACTGTTTTCGTAGTTCTTCATGTCCTTCAAGATTTAGAAATTTCCTGACGCTCTCACGCTTGTAGAGCGGATGCCGCTTCCCCACCACATTGACCACCTCCAGCTCGCCGGACTTGACCAGCTCGGAAAGCATGGGCTTGGTCATCCCGGTGATTTTAGAGACGAGATACGGCTTGAGCAGGAGAGGGAGATCGTTGAATTTCATAAGCGTCAGTAAGAGTCAGCAAACGTCATTTACCGTCATGACCATTTTTTAACGTGTTTTTCTGCTGAAATAGTCAAAAAGGTTAATGAATTAGGTTTTTTGTTATGGTCGTGACCATTTTGTTGTGCAGTAGTGCAGTAGTGCAGAGGTGTAGTTGCAGGTGCAGCGTCTCGTACTCATAAGTCAAAATCCGAATATCGGGCCGAGCGTCCGAACGAGCCGACCGGCGATGCACCCCCGGTGGCCTGCATCACCTGATCGTCCACATAGAGAATGCCGCGCTTAAACAGATACCGATCTGGATCGACCACATCCTTGAGCGCCCCGCGCAACCCGTCCAGCCCGGTATATTCCGAGTAGGCGTAGATGCTCTGCTTGCAATCGCTGGAGACAAAGAACCGTGGGCTGTTCATGGCGCTGACCGGCTGCGTGTCGTCGTAGTCGAACATATCGTTGATGACCGTGATCCCGTCCTCGATGTCGCCGCCCGGCCCGGCGTACCAGATGTAGGCAGGGCCAACCACATTGCCCTCCATGTCGGTCTGCTCCTCCTCCATCATGGAGATGATGCTCTGGCCCTGCTTCACATTGGGAACTTCAGCGCCCCCGCCGCGCGGATCGATCACGCGCTCAAAGATTTCCTCGTCGCCCTCCAGCTCGGCCAGCAGGCGCTTGTAGGAGAGGATTGACATCCCCAGCGGGGTCTGGGCTGGCCCCGGCTTGCCGTCCGGCTTGTCGCCCGGCAGCGCCCATTCGCCGTACTGGCTCTGATCCGGCCACTCACGGTAGAGCCAAACCCTGTCCTGATCGTCTATGATATACCATTTGATGAACCAATTTTTTGTCCCGCCGGGGTCGCAGGCCACCCACCGTGTTCCCTTGGTCGGGATGTCCTTGGGATCGACCACATGAACCTTCTCGTTGAACTTGGGGAACGCCTTGCCCTCCAGCCGCTCGGCCCAGCCATAGGCGCGAATCTTGATTTCCTCCGACGATTTGCCCTCCAGCATCTTGACGATGTTCCCGTAGCCGCCGAACGGGTTCCAGATGGAGTGAAAACAGATCACGCGCGCGTTGCTCTGCCGGGGCTGAAGGATGTACGGCATCTCGCCGGGCGGACAGCCCGGCACATGAACCCGGTTCTGATCCAGTAGCGGGGCAGGGCGGGATTCCAGAACCTTGGCCCCGGCAATGTACTCCTTGACCGTCATGCTGTAGCCCTTGACCGGCGTGAAGGAGATGATGAGTTTGCCGGAGCGAGTGGCGATACGGAAGCGGAGCGTCTTGACCAGCTCGTAGCCGATCAGCTCGTCGGCCCATATCAAGTCAAGCTCGCCCCCCTCAAACACGCCCTCCTGCATGGAGTAATTAAGGAAGCGGCAACGGGAGCCGTTGGGGAGAATGAAGACCTGATCGGCAAAACCGCCTTTGTCTGTCCAGCGAACATTGGTGGTTTGTCCCTGCTTTCCAATGTCGCGCCACTCGGTAGGGAGGTAGCGACGAACAACAGGTTGCTGCATCTCGATGGAACTCGGCAATGTCGAGTGCAGACACCACACATTTCGGCGGTCTTCAGCGACCATAGTCTCCACGGCTGCCCGCGCCGCAAAATCGGTCTTGGAGGCTCGATTGCCTCCCAGAATCAAAATTTCATCACATTCCTCCAGCAAGCGGTAGGCGTCCTTCCACGGATCGAGCACAATCCCGCTTCGCAGAGGATCGGTCTGCGCCTTGTGGATGATCTTCTCGCGGCGCTGAAGAACCTCCATCGCCACGGGCAACCCCTTGGATTGCGCGATAATGGCGATCTCCTCCGGCGTTATTTCAGGTATCGCCGGGAACGGAGTCTGCTTGAACCCCTTGAATTGTGGTTCTGGATTCGACTTCAATTGCTGTTTCCTTTTCCTTTAATAATTTTTTGCCCTCCTCGACCAGAGCCAGTACATCCTGCGCTAACTCCTTGCTGTTGTCCTTGTAGCTGTGTTCCACCCGGCTGGTTGCCTTGCCCAAGAGCACAAAGAGTTTATCTGCACTAATGCCCATGTTCATGTAGGCATCCTTCATGGTGGATGACCCAGACTCCAAATGCTCTTGAACCACCTCGGCTGAAAGCATGACATTGTACTTCAAAGCTCCCGCCAAGCGGTTCTCAAAGGAGGCGATCCGGCCATCGTCCTCGGCGCGCTGAATCAAGGCTTGGATGGAGTTTCTGCTAATATGGTAGACCTTTGCAATCGCACTAGCCGACCAGCCATCGACGATGTGCATCAGGATCGTTTCCACCAGCTCCTTGCGGCGCTCCAGTATCTTTCCGCTAAACTTCCCCGGCTTGGACTCGTAGGCTTCTACCAGTTCTCGGGCAGAGGCAAACTCCTCGCCCGAAAACAGTTCACTCTGCACGGAGGAAGGCAGGAGAGGCGCGGTAGCTGGGTTATTCTGTTTTTTTAGGTTTTCCTGCTTTTGACCCATAATTGTAACCGCTATTAAGGCCGGGATCAGTCATCCCCTGTCTCGCCCAAAAGCGTGCCGCGCCCCTGTCTACAGCCTCCTTCAACCCCGAAACATCATCTAACGACAACCCGGCCTCCTCCACCATTTCGGGATTTAGAGGATTTTTCCCGTCCATTGATTTGCTCAATACGGTGTCTCCTCGGTGGTGGGTGAGGGAGTCTCAAGGCTTTCGTTCTTGGGCGCGCCGAAGTTTACAAAGCCCCAGCCAGCCACGTTGAGCTGGAACTCCTTGACTGTGCCGCCGGAACTATCGTACTCGTTCGGCTCCAGCCTGCCCCAAACAGAGATCGGTTTTCCCTGCTTGAAGTACCCGTGAATGCGCTCGCCCAGCGTTCCCCAGGCATTGCACTTCATCCAGAGCGGCTCACGATCCTTGCCTCTGTCCACCGCTATGGAAAACCCGCAAACCTGTGAGCTTCCAGCCTGCCGCATTTCGGGATCGCGCGACAATCTTCCCTGTCCTATCCAATGGTTCATAATCTTATTTCCAGTAGCCCCTTGTTACCAAAATCCCAATCATGCCCAGATTGGCGCTATCCAAGAAGGAATCCTCGATCGACTCGTTTTCGGGCGGCAGATCATCCTTCTCCCGCTTCTGGATCAGGTTCTGCAAGCGGCAGGCTTTATCAATGAGACGGCAAGCCAACCCCGCGTTCCCGACCATGCTGATGTTGGCGCTGCCGTAGTCCCGCTGCTTTCTGTCGAACAACTCGATGCACTCCAAAGCAACCATGATAAACTCCTTGCCCATTTCAGTCTGGACGTCCAGATGAGCAACTATCGCATCCAGCAGATCGAAGCCGACCGTGAGGTCGGATTTTACGCCATTTTGCTCCTCGGCGGGGAAGGGAGCAGCGCCGTTTTCCTCCGATTGATACGGGAGAGTGACATCCCTGTCGGAATACCCGGCAAACTCCTCCAGCTCGGCCAGCAGGGCCGGATTGTTGACGACATCCAAGATGGCCTGCGCCTTGCGCTTACCAAACGTAATAATCATCCCATCGTCGTTGTACAGCACAACCGTTGGGTGGTTCTTGCCATTGCGAGAGTTGAAGCTGGTATGCTTCATCCTAGTGCCTCCAGCAGCCCCAAAGCGGTTCTCCTGCTCTTGTGTGAGTTTAATTGTTTGGCCGTAATTGAGGTTTTTATCGCTGGTCTTCTCTTTAAGCGGTTCGCTTTTCGTTCCATTAACCCCGACGTTAGATTCTGCGGCTTCGTGAAGCCATTTCAACTTGGCTGGCCCCATGTTTGGCATCCCAAGCACACCCCCCAATCGGTGTACGCCCAGCCACTCTCTTAATTGTTTTTTGTTTTTAACCGGGATTTTGGTGAGAAAAGAGGTCAGCGACCCGGCCAACTGGGCAGGGACTTCCAACTCCTCCCGAAAAACCTTCTTCCAGTATTTTCCAACTTGGGTGTTGTTCCGTTTAGTGGACGATTTTTTATTCTCCGCATAGGCCGCGCTGCGGGGAGACGTCTTCACTTTTTTACCTGTTAGAATATCAACGTGTGTATTATCTGCCATTTTATCTTCCTTTCACTTAATCCAACATATTTGCCCACGCGCTTTTCTTCATTATGTCCTCGGTATTTTTCTCCGCCCGTGATCGCGCCCTTTTTATCTGCGAATCCGTAAACATATACGGCGTTTCGTTATCCCCATTACTGTCCTCCAGAAACACGAAGTTGTAATGAGAGTTTGCTCCAAATTTCCGGCTTTTATTTTCAACCCGGAAAACCCTGCCATTTGTTACTTTAGCCATTGTTTTATTTCTCCTTTGGAAGCGGCGGGATTTCCATCCAGTAGGAAACATCCTCGCTTTCCAAAAATCCACCGCCGACAATGTGGAACCCACCCAGATCACTGCTGAACTCCCCGATCCAATGCAAAGAGGGCGGCAACCCACCGGCCTCCCTCACCAGCACCTCCGAGCCATTGGAAGGCTCTTGATCCTTTATTTTAACCCACATTTCGCATTCTGTGACGTTGTGACGTTTTGGAAACGTCACAAACGGGATTGTGACGTTTTGAAACGTTACAAAAGTTCCAGCCCCGGCGGGACATGATTAAAACCCGCCGGGACTGCGGCCACCCCATGACAACACGGGGAACACGAATGAGAGCTGCCCAGCCCCCTTGCACATCAGCGGCAAGGTTATTCATGTTGCCTAAATTCACACTTCCTCCCATCCGTAGCCGTTCCACTTTTTCTCCCCTTGACCACACCAGTTACGGTGTACCGGCTTCGGGTGAACCTTATATCTGATTATATACTTCAAAGGGTGTGGCCTTGGGTTTAGCCGTTCCCACTTCTCGGTTTCGCTGATAGCGAGAGATGTCCAGCACTCTTGCATTTCAACGGAAACGCTAAATAAGGCTCGCATACCCCAATCGACATTCATGTTGCCAAATCCTTCTCCTTCAGTTTCCCCTTCTCTATAAGCATCATCTCCAGTACGTCAGGGGTGAAATCCGAAAATGTCATGGACGATGTGTGGAACAGGAGGTGGCAATCACCGACCGGGCCGTTTCGCTGCTTGGTGATGTACAGATCACGCCTTAAAACCGCCTTGTCCCAACCATCCTTCGCATTGGCTCCGATCCCTGCTGCTTCCCATTCTTCTGCCACCTTGTCATTTTTTGGCCTAGCATCGTGGAGCATCATAATTGCGTCGGCATCCTGCTCCAGTTGGCCCGTTTCCCTTAAATCCGTCATCTTGGGAGCAGAGCGAGAATCCCGCTCCGACTCCCTGTTCATCTGGGCCAGCGCCAGCACCGGCACATTCAGCTCCTTGGCCAGTTGCTTGATCCCCATTGAAACCTTGGCCACCTCGTTCTCTCTGGAGGCATACTTGCCCTCCCCGGCAACCAGTTGAACATAATCGATCACAACCAGATCGATGTCGTGCATGGACTTCATCCTTCTGGCCTTGGCACGGATGTCGGTGATCGTCCCGTTGCCGTCATCGATGTGGATTCCTTTGCCCGATAACTCCGCTACAGCTTGAGATATGGGAGGCAGATTCTTTTTCTCCAGAAAGCCGGTGCGGTATTTTTGGTAGTCACCCCTGCACCGGGAGAAGATCAGGCGCTTGACCAGCTCCAGAGAACTCATCTCAAGTGAAAATACGCCTACGGAACCGCCATTCATGGCTACATTCTCGACGATGTTCATCCCGATCGAGGTCTTGCCCATGCCGGGACGACCAGCCAGCACGATCATCTCCGTCGGATGCAATCCGCCGGTCATTTTGTCTATATATTTGAACCCGGTTGAAATTCCCGTGATCCGTCCTTCGCCGTACTTGTAGTTGTCCATCTCAACGGCAAACTTGTGCAATTGCTCGTCCAGAGACGGGTTTTCGCCGCCACGGTTTTTCAGGTTTGCATCCAGCAGCGCCACCTCGGCCCGATCCACAATCTGCGATATTCCGCCGTGATCCGTCGGCGTCTTCAGCTCGGCAATAATTCCGTTGCAGACTCGGATCGTCTGGCGGCGCTGCATCTGTTCCCAGACTTCACGAAGATAATACTCCGCCAATCCCGCCGTCACCGCAGCGTCTTCCAGTTCTATCAGGTACTCTATAAAATCGGTATTTGGCTCGGCCTTTTTTAGCTCAATATTGAGAGTCCTAACATCGATGGCATCCCCATCCGTGTACATTTTGCACAAGGAATTGAAAATCAGCTTGTGTCGGTAGTCGTAAAACGATTTTTCGGGCGTATCCGTTCCCAAGCGGTCAATGACCATGCTCATCGCAGCGGCTGGATCGGCTATGCAGCAGCCCAGTAGCCCTTTTTCCGCTTCAAGTGAGTGTAAAGTCTCTAGTTCCTTCATTTTTTTCTCCCAATTTCATTCAATACTTGATTTCTCTCCTTCAACAGCTCCTTGTAATCCTTAATCTCATCTGGGGTTCCCTTCACATCCGTCTTGGGGTTTCCGTCGTGTTCCTTGAGCAAAAGCACCAAGGCGTCGTAGCGCTGCCTTTTTTCGTAGGTGGATTCCGGCTTGGATAAATCCGGCGCGGTTTTTCGCTGCGTTTTGTTAAACCAAGACTGGCATTCAGAAATCATGTGTTTGAGTTGGCTCCCAAATGGCCTGATCTTGCCGTTGGGGTAAAGGAAGTGGCCTTTGCGGATACACTCCTCATACCACTCACCAGCCCAGACGGGCGGGATCGCTGCTCCCATATTCACCCTTTCAAGGAATAATTCTTTCTCTATGATAAGAGTATTAGGATTAGTATTAGGATTACTATATAGGGGATTCTCTATTTGAGAATCATCTTTCTCTATTTGAGAATCATCTTTCTCTATTTGAGAATGATTCCCTATTTGAGAATCTAAATTAAGTATGTAGGATATTTGACCGTAATCGCTGGTACAGGGGGATATTAACTTTTTACCTTTTAACGATGTTAGAGCTTTGTAGAAGCAGGATTGGCTCAAGCTGGAGAACTTCATCAGGGTTTCTTTTTTTGCATATACCATGTTGGGTTTGCCTTTCTCCTCTTTAACCAGCGCTGCCATTGCCACCAGCAACAGCTTTGTTCTTGGGTTGTCGATCTGCTCGTTGAGTGCCAGCCATGTCAGAGGTTTCCCCATACGGTTTAATCCATGTACCCTTGTTCATCTTTAAGAGCCACAACTGGCCCTGTGGATCGACCAAGGCCACTCTGGCTGGTTGGCCAGCTCGCTCGATCTTGACCCAATCCCAGCGAAACTTTTTCCGCTTGTGGTTGACCCTTTCCACAATCTTCTGAAACTCGATTTTGATCCATTCGTTCACCACTTGCCGGGCCACCGTGGGCAGCGCCGATTGAGCGCCCACCCAGCTCCATCCTTCACCACGGAAAGCTCCATGCGCTCTCCCCGATAATCGATGACCCTGAAATTCTTATTGTCCTTAACCCTCACCCAAACCTCCTCACCGCTTTTTTTTTCAGCCAACACAATTTTTGAGTTTGGGAAATTGTGCCTTTTGACCCACACGGTGATCTCGTCGGCCTCTGACGGCTCGCTCACGGCGTTTTTTTCTTTTTTTGGTATATCCACCCCAATCAACTTTGTAAGGCGATCCACGCCAGCGGTGGTGAACACAATCGAGCGGCCATTTTTTTTCCAATCCTCGTTTTTTACTAAATCGATTTCACGATGAGAACGGAGTACATCTCGGCTGACACCCAATCGATGAGCCAACTCCTCCTCTGAAATCAGTTCATCGCTCATAGTCCCATTTGTGACATTTTCTGTAAGTAACTATCCATGTCGTGAAAGGCCCGGCGGCGTTTCGCGCGATCCCCCCCCCCGCCTGCGCGGTTTCGCGCCCGGCGGCGCGTGCGCTCTCTCTGTTTGTCGCGCGCTGGGCGCTCTCTGCGGTCGAAATTGGCACGGAATTGGCACAAATTGGTAGAAATACGCTTGTTTGTTAGGGTTTTGGCTCTCTGCATCTCGATTGATAGTCTAATGGTCGTCGGTGGCGCTGGTTCTGGCTCTGTTGCTATTTGTTTGTTTATTTGTGGCCCGAAACCGATTGCGGCGCTGTCTCTCTTCTTTTATGTGCTCTATCTGCTGCCAGCCGCTCGGCGATCATGCGGTTCATGCTCCGGCTGCTGATCTTGTTCTGACGCGGACCCCCAAGCGGCAAGCGCTCCAGCTCTCCCGATGCCATCCGCTCGCGGACAGTCGTCAGGGAGAGGTTAAGCAGCTTGGCGGCTTGTCGGGCGCTGTACAGTCCTGCGGGGATGTATTCGGTTAGCCTTGCCATCTCTAATTTGCTCAAAGTGTTTAACGCCATCGGCGTCGGGCTTCATTTCATAGCCCAAACGCGAAAAAAGGCGCCGGGCTGCTTCTGTCTCTGCGAGCTTTTGAGCTGTTGTCATGCGTTTTGGGCAATGTTTACGGGGTTGCCTGTGTTGTTTGCCCTGGTGGTTGTCCGGCTGCGCTTCAAGCGCGTGCGGATGTAGGCGCTCACCGTCCGGTCCGCCTTCGCGGCTTCCCTCTTTAGCCGCTCCAAATCCTCCTGATCGATCGAAAAAGTGACGGTGATCTTTCTCTGCTTCTCTGCTGTCGCTGCCATGTCTGGGAGGACAATTAAAAGCGAAAAAAAGTGAAGTCAATAAAAACTATGTAGAAAATATTGAAAAAGTATTGACAGTTTAAGTAGTTCGCTTAATAAGGGGGCGGCAACATGGTGTTGCCAACTTGCAAAAAACATGAAATACGCAATAAAAACAGGCCCATGCGATGCGGCGCAGCTCTTTCAAGCTCGCGCGCACGCTACGGGGGGAAGCGAAATCTTTTACCATCATTCGATGTTAAAAAGTTTCAACTACACGCAGGGCGTCAAGATCACCAAGGACATGGCGCGAGCCGATTGGCTGGTGGATTTGATCGCCATCACAGTCGTTCCGCACCTCCGCAAGCGCTCCGCCGGGTTCATCGGTGGCGATGTCTTCAAGGTCATTCTTGATGTGGATCGCTGGCCGGCACCGGGCGCGCCTGCCGCAGTGCTTCAAGTCATGGATCGGAACGCCATCCACCCGGCAGGCTGGGGGTCGTGGGACATCGAGTCATGCGATCACCCGATTGGAAAGTGGGAATTCCTACTAGGCCGCACAATGCTCGGACAGCGAGCCGTTGAAATGCTTTGGCTACCAAACGAGGACTAAACCATGAGCGGATTAAAACTACCACGGACAACCATCGAAAAATGCAGCGTACGCGGCTGGAAGATGGAGACGCTCACCGACGCTTGGACAATCTCAACTTATCGGATTGCAGGCGGCACGATCCACAGCGCAGCGCGCGCGCACAACGGGATCACATACACCCACGGAGTCGGCGGAAAAATTACCGGCTACTGCGTGGAGTCGGATTGTGATTGCGAGGTGATCCAGCTCGGCAAAGAAAAAGCGCGCTGCACGCGCTCCACAATCGAGCGCAAACACGCTGAAGCGCGCACGGAGCTGGATCGGATCATGCACCAGCGCGAGCAGGCAGGAATTGACCGCGCAGAGGCAGCAGCCGAGCGCGCAGAATCCAGACGCCAAGGAGCCACCGCATAGCAACCCAGCCGGGCGGGGTAATTCCCGCCCGGCGCAACTTAAAAAAAACAATGATAAAAATAATAAAAAGCCAATGTATAAAACGCGGCACGGTTCACGCCACGATTGAGATCCACCGTGACGGCTACAAGGCAATCGCCTTTGGCAAACGCAAAGCGCAGGCCATCATCGAGGCGATCAGGGACAAGGACGCACTCGCGGCGCTGGAGGAGTTTAGCGGCTACGCACAGGCGGACAGAGAGAGCGCCACACACGCCGCAGAGGCGGCAGACCGGGCCAAGTATAACGACGGTTGGAAAGCCCAAGGAAAGGAGGCCACAGCATGAACAACGCAGAGCGAGAGCAGTGGGTCAACAACGACGAAGGGTTGTACCGCTGGCGCAACCGCGAGGGCGGGACCATGCGCGATTTCTTGAAGCGCAACCGCCTAACAATTGACGCCCACATAGCGACGGCGACGGGCCGGATCGACGTGGAAAAGTGCCTCGCGCGGGAGTATTACCCGGCGAGCAGGATCAACATCTAAAAACCCAGCCGGGCGGGGTAATTCCCGCCCGGCGCAATCACTAAAAACAATGGACAAAGAAACAAGAGAAACCAAAGACAACACATACAACCGCCACGAGACAATCATCACGGCGCAGAACAGCCAAGGCGACTACGTTAAGGACGCCACGCACGGAAGACCAGAGCTGCCAGAAAACGGCGAGCTGTACCACTACAGCGTGGCCATTCAGAGCTGGCGAAACGAGAAACCACCGTGCGGTCGCTCACAGGACTGTCACTTTGACGTTCAAGACGATCACACGGTATTCACATACGACGAGGCGGTGAAGGTGGCCGAGGAACTCGAAACCAAGTGGTGCGGCCCTCGCCTCCTCGATCTGGACGACGCGCAGGGGTCGTTTGCGATGTCAATACCGTCTCCCGCCGACTTCGTGGGATTCGCCACCTACACAATCACGACGATCATGCAGGGAACACGCGCCGACAACGGCTACCCGATGATCCTGAAACGGCTGGCGGAGTGCGGCTGGGGATCAGAGCCGGAGCTGTTCCAGTTTGTCGGCATCACCGCAGCGGTCGCTCACGGCGCGCTGACAGTCCGCGAGGACTACGACGACACCATCGAGAGGGGAATCTATTTAGACATCGTTTTCGACTACGCAGAGCGGTTCTGCGAGTGGTTGGAGGAGTGGACAGCGAACCAGCTTGATCCTTGGAACGCGCGGGAGATCGACATCCGCAACTTGATGCACAGCGCCGTGGATCAAATGCGGAAGATGGACGACCTTGAAGACAAAATGTTGAGCACCCCAAAGGAGGCAACAGCATGAGCAACAACAAGAACCGCTGGCTCATCAGCGACATTTGCGTAATGGTAGCGGTGGGACTTTGTTCCCACCGCGACCACTCGGACACGACGATCAGGACACTCATCAACGACATGATCGACACACGCGAGAAGGACGGCCACATGAAAGTCCCAACCAACTACAGCCAAGAGCGCGCCGTGGCCAAGGTCAAGAGCCACCTAAAGAGCTGGAAAAGACTGGAGGCCCACCGATGAGCTTCATAAATAGAAAAGAAACCCGCACCCGCATCCTTGGCTCCGAGAGGGCCAAGGTTGCGGGGTTGACGCGCGTCAGCGACGCCTACCTAAACCGCCTTGAATCGGAGTACATCAACATGGTTGACGCCCATGTCAAACGACACCCAAGCAAGGGCAAAACCTTTCAACCCTACAACATAATATGATTTACCGTTTAATCGAATTGGAGTGCCTACAGAGGGCGCTAGACAAGTACGAGGCCATCGCAGAGACTTTCTTCGATGTACCCAAGCCCATGCCGCCGCTCCACCGAAAGGGCGGCGTGAACATGGAAGGCGAACACAACTACGGGCCGGAAATGTTCCAGAGCTGCGCCACCTACTGGGCCGAGCTGCTGGGCCAGTACAACGACAGCAGCGAACTGCTTAATCAATGGAAGGACGAAGACGGCTGGCACGCGGAGATCAGGAGCTTCGGCTTTGTCATCCGCGTCACTTGCAGGGCGAAGGAAGGACAGGGCCACATGGTCAGCCTTTGGAAGACCGACGGCGACGAGCCGCAACTAATCATACAGGACGAGCCAGAGGAGGAAATCGAATGAGCAAGAACAACGGCCACCACGCCGTCTCCGGCGACCCGATGATCCAGCATTTCAGCCACTTCACAGAGGACGGCGCGGAGGATCAGTGGATCGCCTTCACTCTCAACGACGACGGCAAGGTCAGCAAGAGCCTCCCTGTCAGCGCTGACGCCACGACGTTGTTTGCTTACGGCCTCCGCCAAGTCGCGAGGTACATCTACGACGATGCCAAATAAACTGCCCCCACACGCAATAATCGCCGCCGCCCTTTGGATAACAGGGGCGGCGGCTTTCGTTGTCGTCGTGATCGCGCTCATTGTGAAGGTGAATAACCTGTGAGCAGAAACTAATAACAATTGATTGATTTACTTAATAGTTAAGCATTACAAACGCCGTAGCCCGGCATCATATAGATGGCAAAGCGCAAAAATAAAACACCAGATGGTAAGACTCTTGTCACCATCTATTTAGACAAAGAGGAACTCTTGATGTACAAAAAAAGAGCAGTTGAACACGGACTAACCCTGTCCCGCTACTTCGCGCATTTGGCGCGGAGGGAGGCGCTGGGAGAGAACAAAGACCTGCGCCTGTACACCGAGACGGACTCTCTGAAGGTAAAGTTAAGGGAGTCCATCCAGAAGTCGGACAAACTATTCAAACGATAAAAAAATAAATGAAAGACGAGATCGACGGCATGACAAGGGGCGTCGTGACGGTTCTTGAGAACCAGATCGACGCCGAAACCAACATCCAAAGCAATTGTCGCTACATTAAAATCGTTACCACAATCTGCTGTATAACCACCCTATCCTCGCTCGCCTGCGGGTTCTTTTGGCACGCGCGAGTGCAGGAACTGGCCAAGGAACACGCCGAGTCGGTTTATCTAAAAACAGTGATCGCTGGACTTGAAGCAGAAGTTGATATTACCAAATGGCTTTGTCAACGATGTCAACCACAGATGCACGATTGGCTCCTCCAAACCGGGCAAACGCCGATGGTGAAAAATTAAGGCCGGGGAATTGCGCCCCGACCTTTGCAAGTGCTGTCGCTGGAGCTTATGAGGCTTCAGCGGCAGTTTGCGTTTTAGAGCCGTAGTCGTACATGACCGGCTTGGGCGTGGAGGGCATGACGTAGCGCTTTGTCGTCTTAATGTCTCGGTGACCCAGCGCATTCATCACATCGATCGTGTTGTTGAACTGATTGACCCGCGTCGCGAATATCTTCCGCAGCTCATGTGCCTTCTGGCGGCGCGTCCAGCCGTGGGTTTTCATATATTTACCAAGAGCAGTAAAACCTCTGCAAGCGGTCTTGCCCTCATTCCGATCCCCAAAATAACCCTTGTCGCCCGGCACGATATGACCCGGCCCCTGCTGGCCCTTTGGAACCACAAAGTCGTCACCGCCCATCGGCCAGCCGCGCTTGAGCGCTTCACGCTGCAAGTCGGCCTTCAGCTCCTCCGGCACGGCGATCCGACGCTCGGACTTGCCCTTCGTCATGTGATCCGACTCAATTCTCGTCACGATGTAAAGCTGGCCATCCTCCACGATGAACCAGCCCCAGCGCATCGCCAAAACCTCACCCTTCCTCAACCCGGCATAGCTGCACAATTTGAAACAGAACCAAGTGCGTGGTGTGGACACCAGCAGTGAGTCGGCGTTGGCCCAGATCGCATCAACGACCTTCTCATCAGGGAGCGTGTATTTCTCCTTCGACAGAACCGGCATCAACGGAGTCTCTTTCAAATCCTTGAGCGCCGGGATATTCAAGCCAGCATAAATCTTCTTCTTAACCGTCTTGCGGCTGAACACGCCGCGCGCGCACCGCAGCCTGTTGTTGATCGTCTCATGCACCGAGTCCTTGGCCTTCATGTCATTTTTAACAGGCTTCAGCATGGCGCTCATCCACTTATTTATCGTCTTCGCGTTCAGCACCGAGAGGGGCAGCGCGTGAATCTGCGCGACCTTCTCCGGCGTCGCCGTCTCGTCAGGTGACAGGATGCCCGTCCCAACCCCCGCGATCTTGTAAAGGCCGGAGAGGTAGCCCGACAGAGTTGTATCCGCGAGCGGCAGCAACTCCTGATTTGCTTTGAGCACAGCCACGACCTGACCGATCGTCGCCCAGTTCCCGCTCGCCGCCTTCGTCTCGGTGACGGCCTCCCACTTGCCAGCCAGCGCCGCCTCAAAGACCGGGTTAGCCAACTTCTCCGCCTCCTCCTGATTAGAGACGCCCAGCGCCTGACGGATGCGCTCCCCGTTGAACATCATGTTGATCGACCAGTTCTTTCCCCGGCGACGGAGAGTGATCGAGTGTCCCTTGTGCTTGTAGATATGCTTGTTTTTCATGTTTTTTAGTGTGTCACTTTTGTGTCAATTTCGAGGGCGATGGAGTGTTCTTTCTGGTTCTTACTACATCGCTTCTGAAGAGAAACTACATAGCTGGAATCTGAGTGTCAAGGGTTAATTTAAGCGAATTACTTAAGGAAAAAGCCCAATGTTAAAATAAACATTAGGCATTGAAGGTAAAAAAGAATGGAGCCAGTTGTCGGACTCGAACCGACGACCGTTCGATTACAAATCAAATTCTACGATTTGAGAAACTCAATGAAACCGGGGCCGTATCGAATTAAATGCAAATTGTGTGTCACATTTGTGCCAATCTGAAGGGTTTTGTCAGTTTTGTCAGTTTCGCGGGTGAAGACCGGGGCGTGTCAATACTTTTGCAGTCGATGTAGTCTGTTAGACTAGGTATGCTGCAAAGTTGTGGATATATTTACCGTAAAACAGGACGAAAATATCTATCGATTTATGTTGACTTCTAGTCACGCTCCAGAAAGAGGGGGGTCTGGGGGCCGACATATCCGCCGACTACATTGAACTCAAAGAAGTCGCTGGCCTCGTCCCGGCTCATGCCGTCCCGCCGCATTAGAATTTCGAGGCATTTGTAATAATCGTAGACGGCTACCCATGTCGCGCCCTGACGGGCTTGGCCCAGATAAGCATCCTCAAAGCCGTCGGCTAACAGGACGCCTTCCTCGATCATTTCTTGAAGTCCTCGGCCAGCGTGTCCAGCTCCCGGCGAGCCGCCGCCCGGCCCACCTCCGTCTCGGCCTGATCGACTTGTTGCTCCGCCGCATTGAACAGAGAGATGAACGGCATAAGCTCTAAATATCGCTCGTTCTGCTGCTCCGTCCGGCCTCCCATGATGGCAGGGCCACCCTCCATGTAGCCCTCGCCTTTCGGCGCGCCGATCGATTGCAGGACATGATATTCCCGGTGCAGGTCGCGAACCGGCTCGCTGAACTCCAGAAACAGCTCATCCCGGCGCTCCTGCTCCCGACCCTTGGCCTTGCGCTGGATTTCACGATAACCAAAGTCGCTGATCTTAACGAACCGATTCATGGGGCCACCAAATGTGCGGATTTTACCCTCGATGCCGTCCATAGAGTCGGCGTCATATCTGAACCAATCCTGCAAGCCGGTTTGCCCAAACGACCAGATAAACATATCGTCCAAGCCCCTCAAGCCGCCAGCGCTGAACTCACGACTGGGGACGACAGAGCGATCACCAAAGCCGTCCTTGGGGTTGCGTTGGAAAGCGTACTCCGTCCAGCCGTGCAGGAGTGTCAGAACCGGGTTGAATCCCGGCAGTTGATCCCCCCCAAATTCCAATCCCGTCGCCGCGCTGCTCATTGCCTCGACAGGATCGCCATTCTCCATCGCCTCCGCCGCGCCCCGCGACATGATGTACATGAGGCCAGAGATCAAACGACTCGTCTCGTCCTTGGGGATGCGGAGATACGCGACTTTCTTGCCAAAATCAGAAGTCTCATCCGCCACAAGGCCAATCGGCACGACGTTGTAGTTGGCCATGTCGTAGTCGCTCACACCGTCAAACAGCTCCTTGAGATATGACCCCAAAAGACCGGCGGCAGCAGCCCCCATCATCATGGCCCACATCCCATCCCCAGACGAAAATCTCATCCACCAGCCTGATCTTGTCTTGGGATCGGTGGCCTTCTCGTAATCCGACTTCCATCCTTTAAGGAACACATTCCAGAACGGCACGATCGCTCGCGCCACCTTGATGGCTGATCCTTTCTTGTAGACATTGGGCGTGCCAACGAAGTTTCTGATCTCGATTGAGAAATCCTTGGGCGACACGCCTCTCTCCTTGAAGACCACGCCAGCCGCGAGCTTCGGCAGGGATTCACCGACCTGCCCAGAAAACTCCAGCCATTTGAATGCTTTCTTAAATCCGCGGACGATCTTCCGATGATCCGCGTCCTTGGGCAGCATATTGTAGCGCTGGAGCATATCCTCGTAATAGCCCTGACCAGCAATCTCGCCAGAGTGCATGGTGGAAACCGCGGAAAGTTCAATGTCGCTGATGGCGTAATTCTCCATCAACTCGGTCACAAGGGGATCATTCCTGCCCAACGACCGCCGGAAAGCTGGCGCAAGCGCCTTGACATACGCCTTGCCCAATTTGATCGAACCCACATTCAGATTGCGGCGCGTGCGGCTGAAATCCCGCTTCAAGTTGGACGCTTGGAAGGCTATATTGTAGGTAATCCAGAACGGGTAAAAGCCAGTACGAAACATGGCATCCAGAGGCCGAAGTGCCTTCTCCAAATCCCCAGCCGTTTTGTTCTCAAAGCCCGACGCGATATGCTCCTCGACCTCATAGAACTTGGGCCGCCCATTGTCCAACACCATCAAGTGACCAAAGCCGGGCGCGGGACGCTTGGTGACGACGGTCTGGCCCTCTGCGTTACGTCGCGTCGGGGCCAGCGTGATCTCGGTTGGGAAATGCTTCTTCATCAGGTCGATGAAGCTATTCTTGGACTTCTGGATGGCGATCAGGTGGTTTACGCTAAAGAGCTTGATGATCGTCGCTGTCATCGGGTTGGCGATGTCTCGGAGCGTGCCGATCTGCTCCTTGATACCCGCCGGGATGTAGGTTTCCAGATAGTCCAGAACCGCGAACGTGGCATAGAAATCCTTGTTAGGCAGAATCTTCTCCACAAAGGTGCGCTGGTTGTACGCACCGACCTTCACCGCCTCCCTCACAATCTCAAAGTTGATCTCATGGAACGCCTTGGCGGCGCGCTCCATGATGGTCATGCGGTCAAAGCCCATCAGCAGGCGCATATTGAGAAGCTGCTGCTGGGCGCTTACCGGCTCCAGACCCATCGGGTTGGCCAGCCCAGAGCGCTCGTTGACGATCCGCTGGAGCATCAGGTATTCCCCGAACTGGTTGGTGTCGATCTTAAACTCGTCCAGCTCGTTGACGACCTTGCGGTGAATGAGCTTCATCATCCGCCGGTTGCGATTGTCCACCAGAGACTCCTGCTCAAAGAAATTGCGGGGATCACGATTCGGTGGGACATCGGCCCCGTTGCGAATAGCCTCCTTAACTTTCTGCACAGCGGCGTAGCGAGCGTCATCAAACGCCTGCATGACATCGAGCATATACCCCTTCCAGCTCCTGCGCCGCAGCTCGGCCTCCTCCAGCTTGCGTGCGAGGATTGCATCGCCCTTCTCAAACGCCTCCGCAGTTTTGGATGAGCGCGCCTTCGCCACGCTGAACTGGCCGTTATTAAGGAACTGCTGCAACCCAAAGAACGCCTCCTTCACCTCCGGCTTGGCGTCGATGTAGTTCCAGAACATCTGGTAGAAATGCGGCGAGTGTTCCTGCAAAAGACCCGGTGAATTGAGCATCACCGACAGTGCATCGGCGTACAGCTCCTTGCTCGACTCCCGGTACTTGATGTAGTGCGGGGAAACCTCCTCCTTGTTGTACGGATGCCAGAACTCGGACAGATCGATCAGCTCCTGCGCGATCACATCCGCTTCGGCCAGCCCACGGCTCTTGATGGCCTTCTCCACCAGCTCGGCGTAGCGCTTCTTCACCCTCTCCTGCCAGCGCTTCATATCCGCTGGCTGACCAGAGGGGCGCGAACCGTTCTCCCGCTCGGCCTGACGCCGCAGAGCCGCCCGGTCGCCCCTGTTCAAGCCCTCACCACCGGGTTTTATGGGAAAAGTCTTCTTCAAGAATCCCGTCAAAGAGGCCAGCCGTCCCAGAATGTTGCCCCGCTTCAAGTGCTGGTCTGGGATGTAGTCAGCCAGATGACCAATCTCATGGGCCAGCACCTTGGCGGCGGTGACAGGATCGAGGAAGATCGAGCGATCCAGATGGATTTCAATCCCGCGCGGCCCGTACCTGAAAAAGCCAGCCGTCCCACCGCGCAGCTTCCGCGTCTTGGGCAGCTCACCCACCAGCTCCTTGGCCAGAGCCACCAGCTCCGGCAGCATCACCGGGCTGATGTGATCCATACCACCCAGCTCCATCTTGACGACCTCTGGCACGCCACCCTTCTTGATTGGCGCAGCAGAGAAAGTTATTTTAGGCGTCGGCCTGTCCTCCACCATCAAGCTGGCCTGCTCGCGCGGCTGGCCAAACCACTTATCGTTTGCAGGCAACCCCAAGGAAGCTCGGCGGCTGGTTGGGGTGGCTCCGCCGGTAATCACATCGGCAAGCACGCCTGCCTCGATGAGCGTGTCCAGCAGATTGGCCTTCTCCGGCGAGAGAGAACCCTTGAAGTAGGCTACACCTTGAGCCGCACCAGCCTGCTGCGCCTCCCGGCGGATCGAGGCCACCAGCTCGTCCAGAGGAGTGGAGAGATTCAGCTCGGCAAGCGTTCGCACATGGCCGGTGGTCGTCGTGTACATGAGCGACACATGGCCTTCACCGTGCATGATGTTCTGCCCAACCGCAGCCACATCCCTCACCACATCCGCACCAATTGGCTGGGCAATCTCCGGCCCTAAAAGTGGATCTACCTCCGGCCCAGCCGTCTCGATAATCTTACCATCCCACTTGCCCTCCCAATCCATAACCGCCGCCTTGCGGTGATCGATTGTCACCGCGCCGTTGAACAAAGGTTTAAGGAACGGATGAGATACCAGGGCGCGAGTTGTTTCCCCGTCCTTGATGCTGGGCTTGGGATCGCCAGAGGGATGATTATGCACCATGTAGAACCCGTCCGCGCCGTGGGCCTTGAACGAGTTGATGAGCGACTCAAGGGAGGCCGCGCCCGGCGGCAGCGCCGCCACGCTGGTTGGCATCCGGCTGGTCACACTCTGCACGGACACCACCTTGCCCTCCTTCATCAGCACCCAGCGGTAGGTTTCGATTGAAGGGTTGCGGAACACTTGGAACACCTCCGCAGCGTGGTTGATGCTCTTGATTTGTCGCCCGGCAATCTCCAAGCCGCGCGGCGAGCTGATGTCCTGCCTGACTTGCCGGGCAATCACCCGCTGCGGGGATGGCGCTGTCCTGTCCAGCGGCGCTGGCTCCTTCACGACCGGGTTGGTGCCGACGCCCACCGCAGCCTCCAGCGCGTCAAAGTCCACTTGCGCCTCCGACTTGTACCTGACCGGGGGCGCCTGACTGACACGGCCCACTTCCGTATCCGCAATCTCTCCCTTCACCGACGCACCCAGCAGCTTCAGCTTGGCCATGATGATGCCGCTGTTCCATTGGTCGAGCTGGTGGCCGGAGTGAAGGATGTGCATCTCCGACTTGCTGGCTGTCATCAGGCGGTTCACACGACCGGCCATCTGCACAAACTCCAGAGCGGAGAAGGGTGGGGTGATGACGATCACCGAGCGCGGCGCGTCTCCATAGAGATCATCCAGACTGACGCCTGTGCCACCCGTCTCCGGCGTAGCCAGCACCACCTTGTGAATGCCCTCTTGAAATTTCTCAATGGTGTCCTGCTTGGCCATCCTCGCGGACTCGTTTGCCGCTGAACCAAACAGCCTGCCCACTTCGCCGGGCATATCCTTGTTCAAGCTCTGGAATATCGTTTCCAGCCCGTTGTCCAGCCCCCATCGGCCCACGTTCACCCGCTGCGCGAACACCACCACCTGACGCCCCTGCGCCACCGTGTCCTTGGTGATCTTTATTGCTTGAACAGCCTTCACGCTTTCCAGCGCCTGACGGCCAGCCATCATCACCAGCCGCTTCACCGCGCCTGCTGGCCAGCCTTTGCTGCCGTATTCCTCTGCGGCCATTTGCATGATCTTTTCAACCGTCGCAGTCTGGTCAGCGGACAGTTGGATGGTTCGGAAATCTATCTCGATATTGTCGAGCGGAACCTCATGTTTAACCGCCAGCCCGGCGCGGGTTATATTGTCAAACATCCGCTCAAGGTTTCGTTCTATCTGGTCAAACGTAACCTCCTCTCCCGTTTTGGGGTCAACGGCTGGCGTGAACGTCACACGGGTTTCGCCGTTGACGATTGTCTCGTTCTTTACAAGACCCACCGCGAGCAGGGCCAGCTCTGGGGAAATTCTGTCGCCTGCACGATTCACCAGAATCGAATTCATATAATAAATGCCGTGCGGCTTATCCAACGGTGTGGCGGTGGCAAACACGACATGATCCGCGGACTCGGCCAGCTTCCGGCCACGGTGAGCTTGAATGGAGGAGCCTTGGTTGCGGAGATTGTGGGCCTCGTCAAAGATCACCGTCTGCCAGCCCTTTGGCTTGACCACCCCGCGCGCGACGTCGGTGTAAGTGGCCAGCAAAATCTCCTGCCCCGGCTTGATCTCGCCGCCCCGGTAGCGCCACAACTCCACCCCCAACATCGCAGAGTCACGCGCAAAGGCGTCGTTGATGATGCCGTCACTCTCGGTGACGATCAGAACCGGCTGGAGAGGGGGTTGAGGGATGGCTCCCTCGATTGAAACGCCCGGCTCATCCATAAGGCCCAGCGAGCGGCGCACCTCCTTGGCCTTGGCGATCGCTGCCGCCGCGATGGAGATTTCCACCATCGTCTTGCCTGCGCCAGTACCGCTGAAGATGGCAAAGTCCTTGCCTTGTGTCAGCGCGTCAAAGGCCCGGTTAACCTCCTCGATCTGGTGGGGGCGCAGGATTTTCGCCTGCTTGGGGATCAGCTTGGCGACGTGGTTGGGCTTGTTGGCCCGGTTGGGGGCAAGGTGTTTCCTTGCGGAGATGATTTGCTTGGGAGGTCGAGCAGGGGGCTTTCCAGTCCGCCGCTTCGCTCCGGGTGGGTCAAGAAGCCCGCCAAGCTGAAGCTGTCGATCTCCACGGATGACCTTTTCGTTTGGTCTTGGTTTTGGTTCTTTGCTGAGTTTTGCATTGTTCTCTATGTTTTCAAAACCGGGGAACCAATCTGGAAACTTGTCCAGATTGTCCACCTTCACGGGATAATCCCCATCGAACAGGGTAAAGCCCGGCCCGTCGGAGAACATATCCTGCTGGGTAGTCAGGTCGGAGGCAATATCCTTTTTGTCCGTCTTCTTGAGTGAATCCTTGAGCTTGGCATCCGCTTTCTTCTCATTCTCAAGCGCCAACTTGGAGTCAACCAAGAGCTGCGCGTTGTCGAAGGAGAAGAATTCCTGCCCCAACTCCTCCTCGATCATCCGCATCTCCGTGACCTCCTTCTGCGTCAGCTTGATGCCTCGGTTCTCCTTCTTCCGTAGTTTATTCCAGCGCACAACCAGCGGGTTCGGTGTGACCTTGTAACGCGACGGATCATTCGGATCACGGACGATGTAATCCGGCCCAAGCCGGGACTCAATAAAGTCCCTTACAATCTCAAGGACACTCTGCTCTTGAAACAAATCCAGCGCGTTGGGGTCGTGATTGGAGATATGCTTGTAGACATCCCCAAAGAACTCCTCAAATTCAGCCACGGTGTCCGTCATGCTGACACGGCCACCCGCCGTGAACCTGACCTCCTGCGCCAGCGCCGCCGCCATGCTCCGCGCGAGCTTCAGCTCCGCCGATTCATTCGCCTGCCCCTGCTTAAAGAACTTGTCGAAGACCTTCGTAACTGGGTCCCGACCCTTGGCCTCCTTGTGCAGACTCACAATGCCATTGACCATCTCCGACAGGGCGTCGGCCAGCGCCGTCTCCCCCTTGGCGCGCAGCTTCAAGGCCATCGGGATCGATCCCCCGATCAGACCCTCCTTGTAGACCGCCGGAAGTTTAGGCTCGTTGTAGGCTCTGGTGAGTGCCGGGTTCTGGAACGCGCCCTGCGCCAGCAAATGCTTTAAGTAACCATCGAAGCGCGCGCCATCCTCCACGATCGCGCGGCGCGTGTTGAAGTCGATCCCGTGTTCCCCGATCTGCTTGGTGAACCACGCCTGCTGCTCCTTTAGCGTCTCCTTGGCAGCAAGATTCGCCAAGGCATCAGGAGAGACTTGCCCAGCGTCGTTAATAGCCATGACATCTGTCTGCTCGACCAACCCCTCTGACGGGTTAAGCAGATCGACAACTGTATTAGCGTTTTCAACCGACTCCGCCTGCGCCAAATCGTGGGCAGGCAGCAGTCGTACAAGCAGATGGTCATCAGTAGGGCGCGAAGATAATCCAAAGTGACCCGCCATCTCGTTCTGGACTGTCCCGAACTTGGCGAGCTGGTCGGCGTCGAGCCGCTGGATGCTCTGGAATCTTCCGTTGCCACCTAATACGCGAAATACCCCATCCGTACCCTGACTGACCATCACCGGGCCATCCCCGGCGCTGGGGCCAAGCGAGGTGTACGCATAAGGTTCCCAATTCTGGGCCATCCGAAGCACTTTCTCCTTCTCGGACGGCAGCTCGGAGTAATCTCTGGTGTTTCGCAGCGGATTGTAAAGCTCGTTCTTCGCGAACCCATCCCCCACATGGCTGGGCTGAATCTCCGATGTGGGAACCCAAGCATAAACAGAATCCTGACGGCTCTCCTTGCTCCCCATCACAAAGGAATCATTGCCCTTGTGAACATTGGGATTGCTGACAGGCAGGAACGTGTCGCCTGTCGAGGGCGGCTCACCCTCCGCCAGAGGCTCGGCCTCGCCCAGCGCCTCCCTCAATTCACGCTTCAGCTCAACGTATCGCTTATCGTGCAGCGTCCACTCGGACATGGCCGTGTCCCATTCTGGATCAGTTGTCTCCTTTGCCTGAACAATTTCATTCGCCTTGGCCCTGTTCATGTGAACATCAACCATGTTAGTGACAATCGCCATGATTTCTGGATCGTTCCCGGCCAGCTCATTGATCTCATCCTCAAGTTTGTTGAGCGTCTGATTGTCAATCTTCGGATCGGCCAGATCGCTAATTCTCCAGCCAATTTGTCCTGAAACTGGAATCGTTTCTACAGCCGGAGCTTCTGGCGTCGGCTCCAGCTCCCGCCCTGGTGGTGGTTCCGCTGGAGGCTCCGGCTTTGGCTCTGCTGGCGGCTCTGGCTTTGGCGCGGCGGGTGGCTCCGGCGCTGGCTCTGGTGGTTTGGGCGGTGGTGG